TAATTGGAGTAAATAGATGCCCAGTAATATCAATGTAACAGCACCGGCAACAGGAGCGCAAGTAACTTCTGAGGGATTAAGAGAAGTATTTAGTACGATTAAAGGGGAAATTGAGGCCCTACAATCTTCTGATTTATCAACTGCTGAATCTATTGGCACGATTATAGAAGACCTTAATACATTAGAAGATACTGTTACTGGTGCATTAGAAGATATTGGAAATGTTTCGGGAGTTGCTGGAACTGCATTACAACCTAATACGCCAGTACATCTAGGTAGTTTGAATAATTATGTTTCTGTTGATGAACACGGAACATTAAGATTAGGCGGTGATGGAACATATTTTGAAGATTTGATAGGTGATATTGGTTCTACTGTAACAAGTGGTCCTGGTGTATCGTTAAATGATGCTGAACAAACTATAGATTTTGTTGCTACTGCTAATTTATCAGATTATGCCTGGAATTCATATCAATTAAAACATGCATGGAAAGCCGGTTCAATCATTAGACCACATATTCATTGGGAACAAACTTTATCTGGTGTTCCTAATTGGTTAATGAAATATAGATGGCAAATACAAGGTGGCGCAAAAACTACCGCATGGACAAATTATAAATGTAATTCTATTGCATTTCCTTATGTTAGTGGAACTCTTAATCAAATTTCTTATGGTACTGGTATTGTTGCTCCGGTAAATTTTTCTATATCTGATATCATTCAGATACAATTATATAGAGATACTACCAATGCCTCTACTCTATTTACTGCTGTAGATCCTAATAACGCCACTGCTAGAATTGCTTCATTTGATGTTCATATTGAATGTGATGCACTAGGTTCTAATACTGAATATACAAAAGAATAAAGGAGTTGAATATGTGATTTAATATATTTTTTTAACAAATCTAACTAACACAATTAACTATAGGTGAAAATAAATGATTTCCAATCCAGAAGACCGCAAGAAACTTAGAAACGCTATTAATGAAATTTCTAATTCCTATACCAGAATTCAGGCAGAACGTGATTTGGTAAAAGAAATTGTAGTAGATATTTCAGATAAACTACAAATTCCCAAGAGAACCATTACCAAAATTGCTCGAATTTATTATAAGCAAAACTTTAATGAAGAGCAAGAAAGTTTTGAGGAACTTGAAAGTCTTTATGAAGAAATGACTACTGCATAGGATATAAAATCGTGATTACCAAAAAACCAATTACTAGAAAACCTAATACTGAAAAACATCTTGCTATCATCTCAGGATCTTCTATTCATGCTCCTACTATTTCAGAGAAAAATTATACTATTGATATGGTAGTAGCATTAAATTGGTATGGTAATCAAGATTCAGCAAAATTTAGAAAATATGCGCTAGATTATGCTAAAACAGTAGAACGTGGCGAATGTATTCCATCACTAGAAAAATCATCTGATATAGAACTTTATTATATCGGTGTACTAGGCCATATGCTACTAAGAAACCAATACATCTCAGATAAACATATTAATCTAATCAATGAATCATTAAATAATCTATTGGTTAAATACTCTAAACCAAAAACAAATAATACTTCTATTGAAAAAGTTGTCGATAAAACTAATGACAAAATTAATGAATTAGTTACTAAATATGGTGCAGAGATAGACGCAGAACTTGATGAATTAGTTCTTAATAAAAATTCTACCTTTTCTACTAAAGCCTTTTTAGAACAAAATAATATCAATTCTACTACGGCTAAGAAATTAGGTAATCTATATATTGATTTATTGAATGAATTAAATAATATTGATAATGATTCTGAATTAGCAGAGGGATATAATAATTTTAGTAAAATAGAATTACGCAGATATAGGGTATTTGTTCAGGCTATTATTAATGAATGTAATCAATATGCAGAATCTACTAAGGTAAAAAGAACAGTTAGAGTAGTAAAACCCAAACCTGCCTCTGTTGTTACGGCTAATGTTCAATACCTTAAAGAATTTCCTGAATTAAATCTTAAATCAGTAAATGTTACGAAATTAGTTGATTCCTCTGAAATTTGGGTGTATAATACAGTTACTAGAAAAATATCTGTATATTATTCAGTAGATACTAAAATGTCAGTGAAGGGAACTACTATTATCAACTATGATATTCTAAAATCTACTACTAAAACCATTAGAAAACCAGAAGAAGCGTTTAAGTTATTGATTAATCTTAATAAAAGAACCATTAATAATTGGTTTAAGGATCTTACTACTAAACCTATTGTGGTATCTACTGGTAGATTAAATGCCGATAACATTATTCTAGCCATTTTTTAATAGGAGAATTACCATTTTACTCATTGACTTCAATCAGGTAGCATTATCAAGTATTTTTGATATGCCCTCAGAACTTAAACAATTAGAGGATGATGAAGAAGGAACATTACGCTTAGTTCGGCATGTGGTATTAAATACTCTACGATATTATAATAAAAAATTTGGTGGTTATTATGGAGAAATGGTAATAGCCTGTGATTCTAAAAATTATTGGCGCAGAGATATTTTTCCATTCTATAAAGCAGGCAGAGCAAAAGAACGAGAAGATTCTGACTACAATTGGAAATTTATCTTCAACGGTCTTAATAATGTTAAATCAGAATTAATTGTTTATTTTCCCTATAAAGTAATTGAAATTGATAATGTAGAGGCAGATGATATTATTGCAGTATTAGCCAAAAATACTACAGAAAATGTTATTATTGTTTCTAATGATCATGATTTTCAACAATTATATAAATATCCTAATGTTAAGCAAGTACTACACTCTAATAAGCAGATAGTTACTGTTGATGATCCTAATAAAGTAATATTAGAGCATATTATTCGTGGTGATAGAAAGGATGGTGTTCCTGGTATTTTAGGTGATGATGATGTATTTGTAAATGTCAGTAAACGTCAGGGAAGATTAACTGCTAATAAAATGGCTAAATATTTATCATTAGGATATGATGGTCTTGAAAATGATTATCAAAGGGCTAATTGGAAACGTAACCAACAATTAGTAGATTTTGATTATATTCCAGAGGAAATTCAGCAATCTATTATTGATAAATATAATACCGCTACTACACAAACCAATAGGACAATTATCATGGATTATCTAGTTAAATATCGCTGTAATCTATTATTAGAACATATGGATGACTTCTAAACATGATTCCATTATTACCATTATTATCTATTAAAAATTTAAGTATTGCATTAGGTTTCATTGTCATTACCGGAGCATTATATGTAAAAGGTCGCTATGATGGCGCTGATAAAGTAGAATTACAATATGCTCAGGAAAAATTAGTATGGGAACAAAAAATTAGTGAAGAACAAAACAAATTAGACGATAAAGTTCAGGAAGCCGTTAAAGAATATATTAAATCTTCTGGTAGTGCTAAAGAAATTATTAAATATGTAAAAAGCAAACCTACTATTATTACTAAATATATTCCTGATGATAGTTGTGAAATTCCTAATAGTTTTGTAGAACTACATAATAAAGCCGTAGACAATAAATCTCTAGGTGATTTACAAGATAATACTGCTAGCGGAATGTCCTCTAAAAAATTATCAGATGTTGCCGCTACTATTACGGTAAATTATTATCAATATAACGAAATGAAAACTAAACTAGAAACATTACAGCAAATAGTAAAGAACTATAAAAATCAACAATCTAACTTAATAGGTATTGGTAGTGAATAATGAATAAATATTTAGTTTTATTAATGTTGTTATTATCAGGTTGTTCTAGTACTGGATTGGTTTCGCATAGAGAACAATTATTATTAAACATTCCTAATGAATTATTAGAAGCACCACAACCATTAAACAAATTATAACAAAGAGAGAATATTATGGCCGCAAAATATGTTACTGAAGTATTGAAAGAATTGAATGATGATTTGTCGTTATTTGAAAGTACTTATAAGAAGACCGGAGAAAATAGTGTATTAGAAATTCTATTCAAACATGCTTATTTACCTGAATATAAGTTTTTATTACCTCCTGCTGCTCCACCTTTTAAGCCTAATACTGCGCCTGTAGGCATGAGTCCCGCATCATTTATTCAGGAAATTAGGAAATTTGGACTATTTACCAGAACAGATATTAATAATTTCAAGCGTGAGATGTTATTTATTCAATTATTAGAAAATCTTCATCCCTCTGAATCTAAGATTTTATTAGCCATTAAGGATCAAAATTTATATAAGTTGTATAAAAATCTTACTTATGGTAATATTGCTAAGGCTGGTTATCTACCTATTAAAGAAGTTGTAGAAGAACCTGTAGCGAAGCCTGTAGTAGAAAAAGTAGTTAAGGTTAGAAAGCCAAGAGTTACTAAAAAGCCCGTTTTTTTTCGTGATGAGCAACCTTCTCAGGAAACTATTAATACTGTTGAAGAATAATTAATAAATTATGAAATATTCATTATCTCCTAGAGAATTATCCTTTTATATGGATGTTGCTATTAGAAGTGCTAAAATGTCTAGGTGTGAAATATTGAAAGTTGGCGCGGTTATTGTAAAAAAGGATAATATCATTTCTTTTTCATGGAATGGTACTAGCCCAGGTGATGATAATTGTTGCGAACACAGTAACGATCATGGTATACTAACAACTAAACCAGAAGTCATTCATGCAGAGGAAAATGCCATTCTAAAATTGGCTAAACAAGGAAGTTCTGGTAAAAATAGTATATTAGTTTGTACTCATGCCCCTTGTATCGATTGTGCTACTATGATTCATAGTGTGGGTATTAAAACGGTATATTATAAAGATATGTATAAAAATGATGATGGTCTATGTTTTCTAATTAACCATAAGATTAATGCGATAAATTATAACGTAATATGAAATCATTTATAGAATATAATACCCCAAAAGAATTGGCAGTCTTTTGTAATGCGGGTGGAAGAGATGGACAATATAATTCCATAGATTTCCCTACAGATAATGATAAGGAATTTATAGCATTTTCTAATTCAGGGGGGGGACCAGGACAATATGATGATTGGGGTAAAGTCGAAGAAAACCTTAATCCTAAAATTGACCCAGAGTTTGTACATACTAATTCGGTAATATTTACTGACCCAATTAGAAACACTCATCAATTAGGACATGATAATAATACCCCTAAGAATGTGGGTATTCCTGATTTTCATGGTTTTGGATATGTTACTCCACATAATACCGCAGAACATGCAAAATTATCTAGGGTATTAACGACTAATGTAAAGGTCAATAACCATTATCATAATATTGTTTCAACTTATACCACTAATTCATATATGTTGAATAAAACTTTACATGATCATGGTATATCTGGAAGTATTCCACCTAGAGTTATTAAGGCAAATGAAAACGTAGATTCTGAAATTGATACTGAAGAATTTGATAAGTTAATTAATTCACATTTAACTAAACAAGAAATGATGGTTTATTCAGGATTACATATCGATCCAAGTAACAGAGGAAGATCCATATATGTTAATCATCCTTATATGTCAACTTCTATAAATCCTCATGTTGCTAAGGATTTTGGTGCTACTTTTTCACAATATACCCCCAATGGTAAGAATTTTGTAAAACACATTTTAAGGATAATGGTTCCAAAGCATTACCCACATTTATTTACTGATAATAGTTCTGTGTTTCCTGGTCAAAGTGAGGTTATTTTACCCAGACATACTCGATTTCAATTGGGTCATAAACCCACACATGTTATTTTTGGTCATTTTAATAGCCACTTTGATGATAAACCGCATAAAGACGGTGAACAGTTATATCATATCTGGACAGCAAAACTTTTACCCTACAGGAATTAAATGTATAATTATTTTACTTTTTACAATAACGCAATGAAGTTTATTGAAAACTTTCCTAATGCTAAAATTGTATGCTGGCCTTATGGTCTTAATCTTAATAAATATGTAGTATTTTTACCGAATTCAGATAATGAAAACAAACCGAGATGGCAAAAAAATCAACAATCTAGTGGCTAAACATTGCTGGAAATTCAATGTGCCCAAAGTTTATAAAGATAAGACTAAATACATTAGAAAACAAAAACATACACATAAAGAGGAAATAAAATGAAAACATTACATAATACTGATATTAGTGGTGCCAGAGAAAATGTAAAGGATATTAAGGTTGTAGGTAATGGAGATATGTTTCAATTGCTATGTAAAGCATCAAGTGAGAACGAAGGTTGGATGAAAAGTACAAAAGCTATGGAAGTTGCTGGTGGTTGTGTTGTTCAGGTAACTACTCAACAACGTAATCCAGATGGTAGTTATGCTATTGCAGAGGCATTAACATATGTTCCTAATGTTGTTATTACTAATGATGTAAACAACGGCAGAAAATTACGTGGACGAAGTACTTAAAGGAGAAAATTATTATGAAAAAATTAATGATTGTTGGTATGATTTTGGTTGTTGGTGTCATGGTAGGATGTGCCTCTAGGAGCGATCTACAGGCTCTTAGGGACGATTTGGTAGAGGTACATAGTATGGCCGAGGGTGCTAATCAAACAGCCCTAAACGCCGCCCAATGCTGTGTAAACAACCGTCAAACTATTAACCGAATGTATGAAAAACTCATGACGAAATAGTTTTATAAAATTCTGACATAGCATTAAGTTCTGCTAAAGTCCCATCTGATTTTAGTCTATTAGCCTTATAACTAATTACAATAATATTATCAGATGTATAACCTTTAGAGGAATCAATTCTATCAATTGAATAACTACTATCTTTTACCATACCTCTATTGAAAAATAGAGGTATTTTTAAGATTGGGCAAGAAATTGGAAAACTAAGATCATATAAATCAACCATTGTTAAAGTAAATTCAATATTACGTTTTTTAGCAGAGGCTTTTAAGTGATTATATAATTCTTTTAAGTCTTTTTTATTAATATCAGTATGCATAATAATTATCCTTCTATCTCGCCATACATTACGATTTATAGCCAAAAACGCCGTTAAGTCGTAATATATTGCTATTTATATGACCTGATAAAAGTTCTTGCATCGTGCCCAAATTTGTAGTATCATATTTTTATACCTAACAAAGAGAAAAAAACATGATTAACCATTGTAAAAATACTGTAGTTTTTACTAACACTTCTAAGGAACGTATTGATGAACTTCAGAATGTTTTAGAATATGTCGATGACTTTTTCCAATATTATCGTCCTATTCCTGAATTAGTAATAGTGATAGGCGACGTAGAATGTAATGATTGGTGTATGAAAAATTGGGGAGTAAAGGAAGATGTTTATATTGAACATTGGGAACGAATTACTGATACTTCTATAACATTATCGTTTTATTCAGATTGGAATCCTCCTATTGAATTTTATGAATTCATGGTTAAAAATGGCTGGAATATTGAGGCATATTATTCAGAACCTATTATGTGTTCTGTCGGTAAATTTTATAATGGAAAAAATCATTGTTATGAATATGATTTAGATAATGCTACTACTTATAATTTTATTCCAGAAGACATTAGGGAATATGGGGGAATATAAATAATAGATGGGAGTAAAAAAAAATGATTGGTGATGATACTTATGCTGATATGCGAACTACGAATAAATATAAAAAAAGTCTAATAAAGTCAAATATATGTCCAAAATGTTTTTCTCCATTAAAAACTGGTATGGCTATTGAACCCGACATGGAATATGGTGCGAGATATTTAATTCCTCCACCATTAATTAATTCAGATACTATTGAATTGATTTCTGTTAAAAAATGTGTAAATTGTGGCCATAGCGAAAGTAATGATTAATAATATATAAAAATTATAATAAAAGAGGAATATTTATGAAAACATATAAATACTTAATTACTGAAGATTTTCAGCAAGTTGGTAGTAGATTAGGAAGTAATGTTGGGGGAAAATATACCTCTAATGGAGAACATTATTATATAAAATTCCCTAAAAATCCTGATCAAGCCAAAACTGAGGTATTGACTGGTAAAATTCAGAAACTAATGGGAATTAATACCCTAGAACCTGAACATAAAATTATTGGTGGTAAACATGCGGTAGTTACTAAATGGGTTAATGATATGGATAAATTAACCCATCATAATTCATATGATTTATCACATGATCAAAATAGAGAAATAGGTAAAATTTTTGCTGCTGGAGTATTAACTAAAAATTGGGATGCGGTTGGTACTGGATTAAATTATGGATCGGGTAATATTGATATACATCGCTCAGGAAAAATTTATAATATAGATCCAGGTGGTTCTTTTGAATTTAGAGCACAAGGAGCACATAAAGATTATACTCCTGATGTTAATGAAATTCATACATTAAGAAATCCTAGTATGAATTTAGAATCTGCTAGTATATTTAATACTGCTTTTACTAACACTCCTGATGCTATTCAACATGGAGTAAATGCGGTTAAAAATTTAGATGATGATAAAGTAAAAGAAGTATTTGCTAATTCAGGGCTATCTAATTGGGAAGAATTACATCAAACATTTAAGAGTAGAAAAGAACAATTTTTGAATCATTTTAAGTAGGAATATAATATGTGGTTAGTATTGAATAAAGGATTTTTGAGTATTGTTAATAAAGAAGGGTCATTAGTAGTAAGAGCAAGAGATAGAAAACATCTTGAATATTATTTTCCTGATTATCCTATTGAAGAATCTGATAAAACAGATTATAAATTTAGAATTAGAATCAGTAAAGAAGAATTTAGTAGTTTTCTATTATCATTAAGTGAAAGTATTGATTATGATAATTTTAAGGATTCAGTAAAAGAAAATAGTTTGAAGAAATTTTGTGAACAAGTTTGGTTTATTGGTTACAAATGTTTGGGTAGACCTTTAATGACGTTTTTATAGAAGATAAACCAATCGGGGTATTGGGATTGCCTGGAAAGCAATGCGAACTTGAAATAAAGTTTACGGGTCGGAACCGTTGTCTTCTGCCACTTAAATAGGAAGATTAAATAGCAAAGTGTTATACTCGCCTCGAAAGCGATGGGAGCCTTAATCGGCTTGGGGAGCGTTACCTCAGTCTTCCGCCACTTATACAATCAACTGTAATAGGTTGATTTTTTTTGATTAATAAATAATAATAGTATAATTAATTCTGGAATTATAATATGATTAAAAGATTCAAAACATTTCTATCCGAAGGATTACTTAAGGAAGGTTTAACAGATATTCAAAAATCTGGTTTTACAGATTATGCCAAAAGCAAAGGAGTAGATATTAGCGATAATTCTACTGCTGTTAATTTCTCCAGACATGTAATACCAGAAGGAACCGATTCTATTAAAATTCCTGCTATGAATTCTATAGTTCAGGATATTCATGATCATCTTACTAATAATGGCTATCATGGTATTGATTATGCTAGAGAAATTGCCTATAAAAATACTATCAATAATCGTGGTGAAACTCAAAGACAGGAAGTTAAAATAGGAAAAGCATTAAATCAAACCAAAGCACCTAAACACCTTATTGATAAATTTGCTGGTGATGATCATAAAAAAAGTGCTGAATTAACAAGCAAATACGATATTATCATTAGTAGAAATCCGATGCATATTGCTGGATGTAGTACTAACCCTGATAATCCTAATATCTGGAGTAGTTGTGCTAAATTAGGCGAGACTGGTCAACCCACTGGACCTGCTTCTTATCATCTTCATAATGATATAAAACATGGTACTCACGTTGCTTATTTGGTTCCTAAAGACGATACAAAAACTCATGATAAATTGATTGATAGAGCAGAGGGTAGAATATTAATAAAACCTTTTCATCCTACTAATGGAGTAGATAGGCCAATATTATATCCTGAATCCAGAACCTATTCTAATAATGAACAAGTTCCTAGTGGATTTAGAGAGACGGTTAAAAACTTTACCGATACTCATTTTCCAATGGCTGATAATGTTACCTATCATAAACATCCTGAACTTTATAATGATGATGGTCTTACTGATGCTATGAAAGTTAATTTTAATAAACCTATTGATACTTCCATTAGCGGTCATAATGGAATTAGTCGAATGGTTAAATCACAAAATATACACCCCGATGATATTACTAAATTTTTGGATAGTGGTCATGCTATTCAAAATGAATCTGTTAAACATACCATATTAGATGCCTTACCGCATAATAGAAATTTTAATGCCTCACATATTCAGCAATATATTGATAATGGGCATATTAATGATATGTACGAACCAAAAGATATATATACCCATAAACATTTTTCCAGTAAACATTTAGATTATCATATTGATAAATTACTTGCTAATAATAATACTTCAGGCATAAGAAGAGTAGTAATTGAAAACGGTCCTAATATTACTTCTGGACATGTAGATAAAATTGTTAATCATATTTCTAATAATTATAATGACGATGATACTTTACCTGTAATTAGATCACTGGCTAATAATACTGATAAGTTATCATATGATCATGTAAAATCCTTAATAGGAACAAATAATACTAATGTTCATGAGACACTAGCATCATCAATGTGGATAGATAATAAACATAAAAATAAAATATTAACTGATTTAAGTAAAATAGATAATTCAGATGTTAGTACTAATTTAATACAGAATAATGGTCTTTCTACACACCATATTGATAATATTCTAAATCATAAAACTTTATCAGCCGAGAATGTGCTATCCATAGCCAGACTTCCTATATCTCATGAACACATTAATAAAATATTGGATTATACTGTTAATAATCCAGAGGAAACAGGTTATAATAGAACTATACTTAATAATTTAGTTAATAAACAGAATTTAACAGTTGAACACGTTAATAGATTATTAAGTTCTGATCATTTCAAGGAAGGAACTGATATAGGAGATACCGCATCACGAAGAATGCTTACCAACAACAAATTTTCCCATGAAGATTTAGATAAATTATTACCTACTTTATCAGAATACCCTCTAGGTGTAGTAATTAGAAACCAAAAATTAGCACCCAGACATATCGATCATCTATTATCAGGTAAACCAAACCTAGATATATATAATGAAATTGCTGCTTCTCAAAATTTAACTCATGAGCATATTGATAAATTATTATCCCATAATGATAGTGAATTAGATGCTAATCTAGTATTCAAATCTAATTTAGCCCCCAGACACATTGATCATTTAATTAATAAACATAATGGATATTTGACTGGAGCAGTAGCAAGAAATAATACTTTAACTAAAGAACAACATGATAGAATATTAGATAATAAAGATAAATATGTTGATAAGGGCGGTGTTGCTGCTATGGTAGCCGCTGCTAAAAACATTCACCCAGAAACTATTGATCGTTTATTGAATGATAGTGACATTGGTAATTATGGATATATGACATTATTGCACAACAGTAATATAAATCTTAAAGAACACCACTTTACTAAAATGTTAGATAATCCTAATATATCTAGTTCGGCTTTAAGACAAATGTCTAGCCATGATAATCTTTCCCCAAATAATATAGACCATCTAATTAATAAATATATTAATGGCAATTCTTTTGTTGGTAAATCGGCAATAATAAACAATTTGATTAGACACCATAATACAGAAGATCGTCAAAAAGAATTATTAAAAAATCATCCAGATCACGACGAATGGGCATATTAATATGATATTAAGATTCAAATCATTTCTATCCGAAAAATTACTTAAAGAAGGATTAACAGATCGTCAAAAAACTGGTTTTAGATTTTTGGCAAAAGCGCATGGGTATCCTATTAATAAAGATGATTCCCCATCAGATAATGCGCGAAAAATATCTGATCATGTATTTGGGGATAAAGATACAATAGAAATTCCTGCTGTTAATGAACATTATCAGGATATTAAAGATCATTTATCTAGGTATGGTTATAATGATGTTGATTATGCTAATAAAACTGCCAGTAAATTAGTAACATTAAAAGATGGTACTACTAAATTACATGCTAAACGTATTGGTTCTATATTAAATGATACTGGTGCGAGTGATAATTTAGTTAATAAATTTACCAGAGACAATCATAAAGAAACCGCTGATTTTACTAAAAATTATAAAATAATTGTTAGTAGAAATCCTATGCATATTGCTGGATGTAGTACTAACCCTGATAATCCTAATATTAAAAGTTCCTGTGCTACATTAGATAAAGACGGAAATCCCACTAACTCTTCTGAACAATTAGCAGGTCACAAATTACCGGCTGGAATAGATGCTGGTACTCATGTTGCTTATTTGGTTCCTAATGAAGATAAACCACATTCAGAACTAATTGATAAATCTGTTTCCAGAATATTATTAAATCCGTATAGTTCATATACTGATGGTAGAGATTCTGCTCTTGTTCCTGAAGAAAAAGCCTATTCTAAAACCGATACTCCTCAGGGTTTTCATGATTCTCTGGCACATTTTACTAATAAACATTTTCCATTAGCCGATAACACTAAATATTATAAAAATAGTGATATCTACAATGATGATGGTAATTTAATTAAAATGAATATCAATCTATTAAAACCATTAGATATACGCGGCACACCAATACCTAGATTCGTCGGTTTATCTAATATATCAGAACAGCATATTACACAATTTATTGATACTATTAAAGATAATCCTAATCATCCTAATGCCCCATTATTAAATCATATATCTAATAATAAATCATTTAATAAACAACACTTTAATCAAATATTTAATAGTGATGTATACAAACAATTATCAGGGAACGGTATTAGTAATTTAGCAAAAATTAATGAATTTAATGCAGATCATATTAATAAATCCATTGAGGTATTACATACATCAGATCCAATACATGATGATAGAGTTGCCAGCAGATTAGTATCACAAAAGAATTTTACTGATGATCATTTTAATAAATTATTAGATATTGTTCGTGCTGATCCTAATCAAAGAGAAGATATTGCTCATGGTCTTATTTCTGATAATCCTAAACTAACTCATGATCATATTAATAAGATATTAAATCTTAATTTACCACATGATAGTAATGCATTTTTATCATTATCATATAAAAATAATTTAACCAAAGATCATATCGGTTCATTAATAAATAAAAACGCCTCAGAAGTAGATTATTCATTATCTTATCATGGACGTACCCAAAATTTACAAAATGAACATGTTACAAAATTATTAGATAGACATATACAAAAAATTAATCCTAATGCACATAATACTTCTTTTGAGGTAGTAAAAAATCTAATAAAAAATCATGATTTAACCGATGACCACGTTAAACAACTATTAAATAGTAATAACGATAAAATATTAGGACATTTTCTATCTGAAGTTAATTTTGTTCCTAGACATTTAGATATGGCATTAAGTATGAATAATCCTAATATTAACACACATTTATTAAATGGATATAGTGGCGCAACTTTAAGCAGTAATCATATGTTACATATGTTATCACAACCTTACGCAGATCATCCTATGCATAAAGTTAATGGTATGCTATTTGCCATGACGGATAAACCTCATTTACCATCCGATGTTATAGATAAATTATTACAAAAAAATAATCCAGAACTAGATCATAGACTAGCCTCTAATGATTATCTTGAACCACATCATATTGATACTATGTTACCTAGAGCAATAGCATCAACTAAAATAAAATTATCAGATAATAGAAATTTAACAACAAATCATGTACATAGTTTATTATCTATTAATCCTACCGAAACTGATCCTGTCACCAGAGTAAATTTACTATCTGCTATAAAGAAAAATCTAGTAAAAAATCGTAAAATTTTACCCTCATAAAAATATTTTATAACAAATAATACTTGACCTCTGTTGATTTTGCTATTATACTATGTAATATCAAATCAATGGAGGTACTTCAGTGAAACCAATTTCCAGAAAGCAGTACATCAACAGTCTTATTAAGGATGGTTGGGTTCTTGATAGAAAGAATGGTAAGCATGATGTTTATACTCATGTAAATGCTAAGTCTCATCTAGCAGTTCCTCATGGTATTGAAATTAGTGTGGGTATCGTTAGACAACATACCCCGATAGTTTTATCCGTTCACAAACATAACAAGGTCTAATATATAATGCCCACTCATGCTACTATTATCATTAAAGATGACAATTTTAATGTATCATTTTATAAACATTCTGATGGCGGATTAGATTCATTGGGGAAGACTATTGCCGAATTTCTTAATGGATTAACCATAGTAAACGGATTCGTTAATACCCATAATAAAATTGCTAATGGTATGGGATGTTTAGCGGCACAATTATGTAAACTTCTAAAAGAAGAGGTTGGCGAATTTTATATAATTAACTATCCTAATTATTTAGAAGATTATAACTATAGGATTAGTAACAATTTTATTTCTGTTATTGATCTGGGTGATAATTTATTATTTATGGGAAGTTGGGAAGAATTCTATCAATTTGTTAATAAATAGTTTATATACAGGAGAAAAGATACATGCCTAAACAATATACAGATGCAGAAATGATTAGTAAATATGGTAAACCTAATCAATCAGGAACATATTTAACATCGGTAACATTACCATTTAAGTTAATTTTATCATGGGATACTGATACATTAGTTTCTAAAATTAGAGTTCATAAATTAGAAGCAGAAAATGTATACAATATCTTTAATGATATTCTAAATGTGTATGGTATTTCTGATATTAACCGATTACATATTAATTATTTTGGTGGATCATTTAATTATCGTGCCATGAGAACGGGTAATCGCTGGAGTCGCCATTGCTTACCTGCGGGAGAACCAGTGTGGACATTGAACGGAATAACAAATATAGAAGATATTAAAATTGGAGATAAAGTTCTATCTCTAAATACAGATTCTAATAAAGTAGAGGAAAAAACAGTATCTAATATATTTGAGAATGGTAAAAAAGATATAGTCGCAGTTAATATAAGAAATTATAACATAAAATGTTCAAAAGAACATAAAATTTTAGTGTTAAATAAACAGACTTTAGAAACTAAAGATTGGATTAAAAATATTGGCAATGGCCACAAAAGAGCAATATATACTTTATCATACAAAGAAGCGCAGCATCTAAACCGAGGAGATAAAATTGTTATACTAAAATCGGGAAAAAGTTTGCTCAGTAGTGATACAACTAATTTAGATTGGTTTGAGATATTGGGGTTGTTTATAGGAGATGGTGCCGTTCATCACAGAAATGGTGCAGTGGATTATATATCTTTTCAATTTCCAAAACAAGATAGAGTAAGGACACATGTATTAGAACTTTTACAGCGAAACTTTAAGTCTGTTAGGTCATCGGATAAAGCACTATTTTTATACACCAAAGAAGATTTTATGCGGTTTTCACACCTTGATCTTAACGCATATAACAAACATATACCCGAAGAGGTTTTCTTAGCATCCTTTGAGCAAAAAATCGCCTTTTTAATTGGATTAATATATAGTGATGGTCATGTGGCAAAAAGCCCAAACAAACGTAATAATACTATATATACCGTTAAATATGGATACAAAACTGTATCTAAACAGTTGATTTTAGACATAAAATTATTATGTTCTTTGGTTGGTATTAAAACATCTAACATAAGCACCGCACCACCAAAAGATGTAGAAATATGTGGCGTAAAAACACACCAAAAAGAACACTATAGTATGTATATGGTAGATTATAATAAGATTATTTCTTTAGCGTTTGATGCAGAATATCATTATAGACAAACAAATGCTACAAAACTAAAAACTTATAATACAAAATGTTGGGGATACCAAACTCTTGGGGAAAATTTTACTATTGAATCTGTTGTATCAGTGAATAATATAGGCAACGAATCCGTCTATGATATAGAAGTTGAGGACAACCATAATTTTATTGTGAATGGTGTGGTTGTATCAAATTCTTGGGGAACCGCCATTGATCTTGACCCAGAACGTAATCAATTACGCGAAGATCATACTACTGCTCGATTTGCCAGAGAAGAATATCGAGATATGATTGATATTTTTGAGAAATATAATTGGGTATCTCTAGGAAGACTTCATGATATGGATTGGATGCATTTTGAATCGGGGAGAATGTAATGTTTAACGATGAAGCCATTAATTTATTAAATAATGTAAAACAACAATTATCAGAATTAGCAAAAGAAGCCAAATTAACAGAGAATAGTGCCCAGGAATTATTAGATAGTATCATGAGTCAATACAATATTACTCCTAATGATATTAAAAAAGAAAAAAATCTTTATCACAATTAGGAGAAATTATGTTAAGTTTTAGAGAATTTAAGGAGCGAAAACCAGAAACATTTATTGCGTTTTCTAATGCTGGTGGAAGATTAGGTCAGTATGATAAATTTGATTATACTGAATCTTATATTACAGGGCAAGGAGGTGGAAGACCCGATAATCTTGCTGAAAATCTTAATCCAAGAGATAAGCCAATACATATTTTATCTCATGGTATTCTATCTGATCCTGAAAAGAATAATAAAGGATTGGGGGAAGAACATAATGAACCCGAAAATATTGGAATCCCTGATTATCATGATAGAGGTTATGTGTTTCCTCAATATACTAATGAACAAGCAAAGAAAGCCAGAATATTATCGGCAAATGTAAATGAACATCATCCATTTTACCATGATATTTTAGAGCATTATACTTCCAACAGTTATAATCTTAATAATGAGTTAATAAGACATCATAGAGCCAATACCGAACCCCCAGAGTCTATTAAATCACATTTAGACTATGACGACGATGATAATTATTCAGATATACATTTACAAACTTTTGATAAATTAATAGCAGATCATAAATTACCTACTGATGTTACCGTTTATTCTAGTTTAGGTTTCCATCCTAATGAACATCGTGGTAAAATAGCGGTAGTTCCATCTTATCTATCTACTTCATTATCTCCGCATGTTGCTAAAGATTTTGGAAAAAAGTGGGAAATGAGTGTTCATGATGGAAAAAACTATAAAGATATACAGGTAAAAAATATTTTAAGGTTACATCTACCAGAAGGTCATGCTGGATTATTTACTGATAATGGGTCTTTGTTTCCAGGACAAGGAGAGATTATATTACCCAGAGGATTGCAATATCAATTTGGGCAAAGACCTACTCATATTATTCAGGGAAAATTCCACATTCATTTTGGTCATGGGTCAAATAACGAAACGCAATACCACATATATACAGGTCGAATTCTTTCAAAATAAACCATCAGGAGATTATCATGAATTACACTACAGCAATTGTAAATATTATAACCCCTAAAGGCTATAAATACAAAAAAACAGTGGTTGTTCCAAATTTTGGTTATGGTATAATTGATCGAGTAGCAGAAGAACTTATTCATCAGAAATATGACGATTGTATTAGTGATTTTGCTTTTGGTGATAATATTCAGGTTGTAGTAAATGGGGATAAGTCTCCTTGGTATAGATTAACTAATACAGGATTTGTGAAGGCATAAAAAAATGAAGTTCCATAATGAAAAAGAAGTTCCTAGTGATAATCAAGTATTTGTATTTGGTTCTGCACTATCAGGTAATCATGAACTAAATTATAATTCTAAGCAAGCAACATTAAAATATGGGGCTAAGTTTGGAAGAGGCATTGGTGTGTCTGGTCGTTCTTATGCTATTCCTATTAGAGGATATGATAATGAATTACTAACCCTAGAATCTATCAGCCAATATGTTGATCGTTTTGTGAAACTTACGCAGCAACATAAGGATATCAATTTCTTTATTACTCGTATTGGATGCGGTAAATTTGAATATAGCGATAATAAAATTGCCCCTCTATTCAAAAATTGCGGCGATAATTGTTCTGTTCCAGATACTTTTATGCTATACTCAAAATGAATGAAGATACTGAGTTAGTACCAGTAGATCCGGTATTACAAAAATATAATGAAATTAACGAATATTTTAAGGGTAAATTACCGAATCCACATCATGAACCTATACAATTTGCTTATTATCTGAAAATCTATGAATATTTCAAAAAAAGAGCCGCTTAGTCTAAGATTTTACTTGATTTATTGGTTAATAGTGTTTATACTGTTCTCTGGTACTTCAGAATCTTACTTAGCAAAGACAATAGTTCTTGGAGTTGTTAATGTCTTATTTTCGTCATCCTAAAACATTATCTGAGAAGAAACAGGCGGTTACATTATCCAAGGAAATTTATATGGATGATTTACCTGTTCGCTATCGGGCCAAGCGTAATAATAAGAATTTGGCAGATTGTTGGTGGGATATCATGAGAAGGAATATAAGAAATTGGAAACAATATAGGAAACAACAATATAAATGATTTTATATACGCTAGGACATATCACCAAACAATTTCTAATTGCTATTGATCAAACGATTAATACCGTAATCTATATCAATGGTGATGGCTGGGGTTATGCTGACGAAATGATTTCAGCCAGAGTATTTAGATGTTATCTTCAGGGATATGTTACTGAATTACCAATGAATTTAGTAAATAAACTATTCTTCTGGGATGATAATCATTGCTATGAATGCTGGGTATTAGAATCCGAAAGAAATCAATTACCTAATAACTATAGAGAATAATTATGTTACAAAAAGACTTAAAAAACATTGCTACTATGGCTGGATTTTCTTATGATTATACCACTGGAAATTTTGTGGTTAAACAATCGGGGTCATTTTTAGAAAGATTATTTTTTAACAAACCTGTCATATTAGATGATAATTTACAACTGTTTGCTGATTTGCTTAGAGAAAATCATGTAAGTAAAATTATTGATTTATTAAAGAAACCAGATCATTAACGGTATATAATTATGTATAAATTGTGTATGGCAACTATTACTATCATGCTCCTGATTGTTGTAGGGGTGGGTTGGGGCATTGCTATCTTAGAAATAGATAAGCATAAATCATATAGAGAATTGTCCACCGATAAACATTTTTATAGAGAATAATTGTGTATAATAATAGAGCAGAATACATTATTAGTAATAAACGATATTGGCGAACTGGATATTATAATTGTTATTTGGAAAGTTTAGAACTATATAAGTTACCAGTAGGTTCGGTAAGATTATTGGTATTTGATAAAGATATGACTATTCCAATTGAAGTAATATCAACTAAACGATGGTGGTTTCGTCATTTTACTAAGTGGAAACCAATAACACACGAAAATAGTTCAAACTTGTGTTATATGTTACAAACACTATAGAGAATCAATAGAGAAATAATATGCTAACCGAAAAATTAAGAGATTTTGCCGAACAAGCCGGATTTGATGTTAATGTAGTAAATAAAGAAGTTTCTGTCTCATCCAACAATTCATTTTTTGGAACTAAATCCATTAATGTTGATGAAGAATTAGAGAAATTTGCTGATATTGTTATCAACGATCTATTACTGCAATTAAATAGAAAATTCCATAAACTAGATGAGGAATTAAGAAATGAAAATGTCAGATTGTATGTAATACCCACAATTCCACCACCAGAAAATGAGGCAATTTATGTCAGATAAAGAATTGTTGAAGGCATTAATTGAATCTTATATTATTATTAAGGGAGAAGTTATGTATCGTTTTGGAAAAGAGTTTCCACTAGAAAATGTATTAGGTCATAATGCTTATAACGAATTAAAGAAACGTATTATTGGAGATGAATAAATGTATTGGAAAGTATATTGGTTATCAGTAATTGTTATGGTGGTAATATTAATCGTTATGTTATTTGGAATTAATTATGAACTATAAAGAATCCGGTGTAGATATTGATGAAGGTAATAACTTTATCAATAATAACATAAACAATATCAAATCTACATATGATGATAATGTGTTGATTAGCAAGAACAATTTTAGTGGTTTTTATGATATTAGTAAAGTAATTGGCAAAAGTCCTATTTTATCAGTAACATGTGATGGAGTAGGATCTAAGGTAAAATTGGCTAGTAGATACAATAATTATTGTGGATTAGGTCAAGACTTAGTAGCCATGAATGTTAATGATATTATCTGTAGTGGAGCAGAACCATTATTGTTTTTGGATTATTACGCTACTCATAAATTAGACAAAATCAATTCTAATATTATTTTATCTGGTATTGTTGATGCATGTAAAAAGTGTAATATTTCACTCATTGGTGGTGAAACTTCTGAAATGCCCAGTATTTATAAAAAACATGAATTTGATTTGGCTGGATTTTGTGTAGGAATGTTAGATAAGGAAGATATGATTGATCCTGATGATATTAAAGCAGGTCAGGCAATTATTGGTATTAGGTCTTCTGGACCACACGCTAATGGTTATTCTATTATTAATCAATTAGTTAATGAAAATACTCCTGAGCATATTATCGATACATTATTAAGACCTACTAAACTTTACTTAAACGATATCAAAAGAGTAAAAACAGAAGTTGATATTTTAGGTATTGCTCACATTACTGGTGGCGGTATTCCTGAGAATTTAGTTAGAATTTTACCTGATAATGTTTCTGCCTATATTGTTGCTGATTTAAGTCTACCTTTTCAGAGTTCTTGCTATAATAATGTAGAAAAGACTACTCTTAATAATATTTTTACTTGGATTAAAGAGACGGGCGATATTAGTAAGGAAGAAATGCGCCGAGTATTTAATATGAGTATTGGTATGATTTTTGTTGTAGAAGATGAAGATAAATATTATGCTCTAAATCAATTAAAAGGTCATGGGGTACTTTTAGGTTATACAATCAAAAGTACTGGCAAATCAGAAGTTTTTTTCAAAGAATATAAGTAAGGTAAAATTATCATGGATACTCCTATTATCACAAGTTTAGTAATGTTATTCCCTAGTATTTTGTTAGTTGCTGGTGTTGTTTTGTTCGGTATGTTTATTGCTTGTTTATTCAGTAAGTGTACCGGAGTAGGTTTTTGCTGTCATAAGTAAAAAAGTGTTGTAAATTTCTCCGAGAATGTTATAATGGTTCTTAGTCAAACAGGAACCATTTTTTTATGTCCAAGAGTAATCAGCATCATATTAAGGCCATCATTTATGATAAGAGGGGACGAATCTTGAGTATTGGTGAGAATTCCTATCATCGTACTCATAGGGTACAATATTCAGTCTCGCGGGCGGTAGGCAAACCTAATGCTATCTATATTCATGGCGAAATTGATGCTATTGTAAAGTGCAGGGAGATTCATAATGCACACAAAATTCTAGTGATGCGTATTACTCCTGATGGTTATAGAATGGCCAAACCATGTGATGGTTGCATGGAAGGTATTACTACGCTCACCCCGATAAAGATTATTGAATGGACCATAAATCCGGTAGATAATGAGGAACTAATTGATTTTATGAAAATATATCCAAACCGAAAGAACCGCAGGAAATAATATGAAAATTGTAAGGCATAGAATTGTGTCGTATATCTATATTAGTACTGATATGGGGCAGTATAGAATAGACAAAGAGGATAAACGATTTTTAGAAGAGTATAACGAGTCTAATTCTAATTGGCAACTTGTTCAAATGGGGTTAGACATTAGTTCTTATGATTATAAGGTGATTATGGACTATGTTAAAACTATTAAATAACGATAAAATGTCGGTTCGTGATATTATTATTGGTGTTTGTGTAATTTTATTATTTTCGACATTAATATCTTGGTTCATTTATAATAATGATTCTAATTATAAAGTAATTATTCCTAAATATAACCCCTCTAATAATGCGGAAAATATTCAGAGATTAGAAAATATTATTAAAAACTTGAATAATGAAATCAAGTCTGGTAAAATAAATATAGAGTTTTTATCTACTCAAAAGAAAACTGTAGAAACTCATCTTAACGCACTTAAAATTGAGGAAAGCAATAATGTTCCCTAGACTTCTTAAAATTAGTTATGACAATCTCAGGAATAAAGGTATGACTGCTATTGAGGCCAGAGATTATCTTAATGAAAAATATAAGGATGATGCTGATATCATTGAAGATATTTATTTAGGACATAGTATAGAAGAAGATATTTCTATTAATTCTAATAAGGTAGTAGACGTTTCAGAATTTATTCCAGAGGAAGATATTGATGAAGAAGTAGAATGTGGTAGATTAACTCAGGAAGATATTGATACGGTATTGGAAGAACCTACCGACATCGAAATTGTTAAGCCAGTAGTTACACCAGTAGTTACACCAGTAGTTACACCAGTTAAACAGCGTAAAAGTGTATATGATCAGGTAAAAGAACTTTATATTAACACCGAAGATAAGAGCAAAGTTAAATCACTTATTATTGGATTAGGTATTAATACCAACACTGCTAATGTATATTATAGTAAAGTAAAAAAGGAATTAGAAAATCATGGACAAGTTTGATTATGACGACATTGATGTTATTCAGAAAGTAATTGATTATTATGATGAATATGTTGATGATTCTAATATTGGTAGACTAGAACATAAAGATTTACGTTATTTATCCTATCTTCCCAATAAAAATAAAAAATATAAAAAAAGTGCTTGCATGGTTGAGCAAGAAAGACTATAATATCTTTACTGACCCAACAACCCAACAGGAAACAACATGGACAAGTACACATACACTGATTCAGACTATAAAAATATTACTGCAACTGAGGCTAGAAAACGATTTGGTGACATTGGAAAAAGTTTACGCGACATTAAGAAACGTAGATTTAGTGATGATGGGTGGAACAGTCAGGTTAAGGCCAATGTGTTTATTGGTTCTAAAGTGGGTGTTACCTTCGTATATAAACATTTTTATGGTGTTAAAATTTAACATGGACAAATTATTTCTTTTTATCATTGGGTTTCTGGGCGCGTATGTTCTAACACTTTTTTCCATTCAAAGTGTTGGTCTACATTATACTTCTATTATTGTGTTTATCACATTCTTAATAATGTATAATATTGTTAGTTGGTATAAATCAGTTATTAACAAAACAGATAAGGAAGTTGCTACTAAAGAATTGGATATTTGGTTAGATCATGTCGAACAAGATTATAAGAGAAATGATAATATTGATAGACAATTGGTTAATCCAATTTATTCTCATACTAAGGATCAATTGTTTACTCAAAGAGATAAGTATCTGAATAATTCACTCAGGAAACTTATGTTCAAGAAACTATATTAACATTTACTTATATATAAATAGGAATAGTAACATGGCAAAGATTAAATATCGTTTTTATGATGTTATAGTAGAATGTGATGTTATACAGGGGTATGTTGATAGGGTGTTAATCGAATTTCATAACCCCTATACTAATCAAAAGGTTGAAAAGTTAGTAGATTATAAACGATTAATTTTTCCGCAGTTTTGTGATGTTGCTATTCCATAAAATCAATAGGAGAAAAAAAGATGTTTCAAATTTCTAAATACGCGGCTAGTTATTTTTGTTTATTTTGTGCTACATTTGCAGTCACATTAGGAGTAAATTATTTAATTTTTACTGTTTAATAAATAATATATTAACTAAAGGGGATTACTATGCCAATATATGAATTTAAGAATACTGATAGCGGGGAAGTGTTTGAAAAAAATATGACGTTTTCTGACAAAGAACAATATCTATCAGAGAATGAAAATATTAAATCACATTTTTCAAAGTTTCCTGGTTTGTGTGATCCTGTTAGATTAGGTATTACTAAACCAAATGAAGGGTGGAAAGAAGTATTACAGAAGATTAATGAACGTACTCCCGGTGCTACTCTAAAAGATCATTCTAATCTTACTCGACTATAATTATGATTACTTCTTTTAGAGATTGGAATAACGAATTTATCGGATTCGCTAATAGTGGTGGTAATCCTGATAATTATAAAGATTTTAATAGTTCGCCCGATTTAATGCTCGGTTATGGTGGTGGACCTCCTACTCCTGATCAATATCGCAATAAAATTGATGAGAATCTTAATCCCAGAGAAAAATCAATAATTGTTAATACCGATAAAAATTATTTAGAAGATCCTGAGAAAGATAACAGAACAAATAAATATTCTCCTGAAGATATAGGAATTCCTAAAAAAGAATCGGTCAATTATGTTTTTCCATATTTTAATAATGAACACGTAAAACATATTAGATCATTATTAAACAATACAGATACCTCACACCCCAAATATAATAGTATTCTTAATCATTATACTACTAATAGTTATAATCTAAATACTACGTTAATGGATTGTGATAGGAACAATAAAAAACCACCAAATATTATTCGTGCTAATAATAATGCCAATTCTAAAATTGATATAAGAGAGTTAGACAAATTAATTAATCAGCATTTATTGCCTAATAGTATGACAGTATATTCAGGTATTCATTTCCACCCTCTTCAACATATGGGTAAAGTTGCTCGTTTACCTGCATATCTTTCTACGTCATTATCTCCACATGTTTCTAAGGATTTTGGTGTTAATACATATTATATGGATAAAAGTATGGATAAACATTTTGTAAAAAACATTTTAAGAATCCATTTACCAAAAGGTTTTCCTCATTTGTTTACTGATCCATCTAGTAATTCACCAGGACAAGGAGAATTAATTTTGCCCAGAAATATGAAAATGCAATTAGGGCAACAACCTACACATGCTATAATCGGAACTTTTAGTAACCATTTTACTAACAAAGATAGTACCGAACAATCCATTTATCACATTTGGACCGGAAGAATATTACCATGATTAATAAATCATTCAAGGAATATATTAACAATAAAGAATCATTAGTTTTTGCTAATAGTGGCGGACATAAAGATCAATACAAAGATTTTAATAATCAATCAAATTTAGTATATGCTAATAGTGGCGGACCTAAAGATCAGCATAAAGAGTTTACCGATGAAAAAATTCTAATTAAGGAAAATCTTAATCCTAAGAATGGTCCGGTAATTATTAATAGTGCGAATAGATGGCTTAGAGATCCTGAAAAATCAGATACTGCATCAGATCATATTCCGCATAGTTTAGGAATACCTTCTTATCATGGTGCTCCTTATGTATTTCCTGATTATACACAAGAACAAGCAAAACACGTAAAAGCATTATTAGATAATACTAAGGTAAGTGATACCTATTATACTTTAATGCATAATTATACTGCGGGTAGTGCTCAATTAAATTCCGAGTTATTTCATGCGGCCAAGAATAACAAACCCACACCTATTTTTGTAGATGGTATGGATGTTGGTGATTTAGATGGATTAATTAAAAAACACACTTTACCGCATGATATGACTGTTTATACAGGAACTCATTTTAAGCCTTCTGAACATATGGGAAAGATAGTAAGATTTCCAGCGTTTACTTCTACTTCATTAACACCTCATGTATCTAAAGAATTTGGTGTATATGAACTTAGTGGGCACGAATATGATGGAACAAGACAATCACATATTAATATACTGAGGATTAATTTACCTAAAGGGTTTAATCATGTATTTACTGATCCAGGTAGTGTTTATCCAGGTCAATCAGAACTCATTCTACCCAGAAATATAAGAATGCAAATAGGTCAAACTCCTACTCATATTATTCATGGAAGTTTTTATGATCATTTTGATAGACACCAATATAGCGATCAACATTTTCATATTTGGAATGCCAGAATATTACCCAATTAGGTTATTAAATGACTATTAAAAAAACTTATAAACAATTAAAAAATAATTTACCCGTAGGTTATGGTTCTATTGGTAATCGAGAACATATTCCTATTGAAAACAATGATAATATTCCTATTGGGTACGGAAGTATTAGTAATAGACCACAAATTGATATGAATAAAACAATTAATGAATGGGCATATGATAATGCTATTCCCCATTCTGAATATGAAAAAGATCCAGAAAAGTTTGCCCATGTTACTCATGAAGACCCTGATGCTTGGGGATTTTATGGGATGGAAGATGAACTAAACAAGCATTATGGTAATCATAATGACCAAAAAAGAACGGATTTTTATCATTATACTAACGGAAGTTTTTTATTAAATCGTAATTTAATAAAACTTCACAAACAAGAAGAACCAGAGTATAATTCTTTTATTAGTTCCCATGATGATATTAGAAAATTAGCGAGTTTAACTGATAAAACTTTAGATAAATATTCTAATCCTGCTCCTAAAGATTTTCATGTTTATACCGGAATAGGCCCATCGTTACATATTCACGATCATAGAGAGAATGTGGGCGATAGAATGTTATTTCCTGCTTATACTTCTACCTCATTACACCCTCCAGTAACTACGGATTTTGCTAAACTTGGAAAAAATCCTATTAAAAAATATGGGGAAATAGTACGAATTCATATACCCAAAGATTCTACTTATGGTTCATATTTAGGCCCTACTGGATTACATCATAACGAATTTGAATATCTATTACATCGTGGAACTTTATTGCATTTTATGGGATCACCTAGAATAGTAAAATTCCGCAATAGTATCAACCCATTAATGATTCATGATGCTAAAATTATTAAACAAATTAGGAACCCCCTATGATAAAATTTAGAGATTTTTATAATCATGAAACATTACCTATTGGTTATGGTAATATTAGTAATAGAAATCCATTTGGTTATAATATTAATGAATGGGTCTATGATACCGGTATTTCCAGAGATGAATATGAACAACATAAAAGATTTTTTGCTAATCATTTTCATTATGACGGTAACATTAATAGAAAACAAGAATCAGAACTTAATGGTGAATTAGAACATCATTATCATGGTCCCTATAATCATGAGCAAAAAAAAGAAGATTTTAGTCTTTATACCGGAATGGCTAGTCACTCAGTAAATACATTATTAATTAAAGCACATCAAAGATTACCTTATAAAAGTGATATATTTAGTAATCAAGAGTTATATGAAATAGCACACGCAAATGATGATTTTATGCAACATTATATGCAAAAAGCACCTAAAGATTTCCATGTGTATACCGGAATAGGGCCAGATTTAGATATTGATTCTACCAGAAAAACACGTAGTAATAGAATGTTTTATCCTGCATTTACCTCTGCTTCTATTAACCCTAAAGTTGCTCTGGGATTTTCTACCAATCAAAAAGTTAAAGGACCAGAAAAGAAATATCGAGAAGTAGTTAGAATTCATATTCCTAAAAATTCTACTCATGGGATTTATCTAGGTTCTACTGGCTTGGGTAATTCTACTGATCATGAAGGTGAATTTTTAATTAACCGCAGAACTATTATGCAATATATGGGTGAACCTAGAATAAGTAGATTAGGAATAAATCAAGACCCTGTTTTAGTCCATGATGCCAGAATTATTAAACAATACCCAGTAAAATAATGAAAAACTTTATTTATCATGATATTAAAGAAATTGAACAAATTAATTCAGAGAACGGTAGAAAATATAAATTACCCTCTAAACTAATAGTTCCATCGGTTACTAATGTATGTGGATTATTAGGACGAGAATCTATTAAAGAATGGCGTAATAAAGTAGGAGAACAAGCGGCTAATAGAATTTCTAACATTGCTTCTAGCAGAGGTACTAGAATTCATACTTTATCAGAAAAATATCTTAAATCAGAGGCGTATGATATTGATGATAATGATATTAAAGTATTCAATTCTATGATTCCAGAGTTAAATAAGATAGATAATATTCATGCGCTAGAAACAAGATTATATTCAGAGAAATTAAAAGTAGCAGGAACAGTAGATATCATTGCTGAATATGATAATCAATTATCTACTATTGATATTAAAACATCATCAAAACCAAAACGTAAAGATTGGATCAGTAATTATTTTTTCCAAACTGCTTCTTATTCATTTATGTTTACTGAATTAACTGGAATATCAATAAAAAATATGGTAATTATTATTGGAGTAGATAATAACAAACCACAAATATTCAGGGAAAAAGTTATTGAATGGTTCCCTGGTTTTATTAATCTTAGAAAACAATTTAGAGAGGAGTATGGATATTGATTTCTTATAGCACACTTAAAGAACAACTAAATGTTCCAGTAAAAAACATTGAAACATTAGCAAAACAACATAATAAACCATTAGACTATATGCAAAAACAATTAAAAACAGGTATTGCAGTAGAAAAAGAACATTCTAAAGATCATAATACCGCTGAAAAAATTGCCCTAGCACATTTAGGAGAAAAACATGATTATTATATTAAATTACGGAAATATGTAGAGTAATAAATAGTAGTACACCGCTTACAAAGGAATTATAAACCCCTTATGACTCGCAGATAATCTATAAAGATTATCAATTCTTAAATAAATCATTACTTGACATTATACATTTTTTATAGTATAATATTTTCTTCAGTAATGATTATAAAAATCAGTTACATAACAGATTTTTTACAAACAGGAGGTAACTCTATGCGTAAACTATTTAGTATATTATTATTATTAAGTATCAGTGACTTATCATTTGCAAAAATAAACAATTCATCTAAAAAACAAATAGAGTGTTTAGCGCACAATATTTATCACGAAAGTAGAGGAGAACCCTATAAAGGTAGATTATCAGTTGGCATGGTAGTAATGAATAGAACAAAAAGTGGTAAATATCCAGAGGATGTTTGTTCTGTTATTAATCAAAAAGGACAATTTTCATGGGTAGGTAAAAAGAAAAAAACCAATGATATTGTTGCTTTTAATGATAGTAAAGAAATAGCGGAATATGTTTATCACAACCATGATAAAATTGATGATCCTACTCATGGTGCTTTATACTTTAATTCGGGTAAAACTAAAAAATGGAAACTCAAGAACCTTACTGTAATAGGTAAACATAAATTTTATAAATGAGGGATATGTTATATGAATCTAGCAATACCAGTACAGCCCATTATTCAACATCAGAATTATATTAATAGTGTAGATAAGTATTCAAAAAAATATAATATTTTTCTGGATTCTGATATTGGAGAACCCTCTGATTATAGAGATTTTTTAACTATTTTATTTAACAGTTCTAATGTTGATGAGATTCATATTTACATTAATTGTTTTGGTGGTAATTTAGATACTACTTTATCATTAGTAGAGGGTATTAAATCATCCCCTGCTAAAGTAACTGCAATATTAATGGGTCCATGTCATTCTGCTGCCTCTATTATCGCTCTAAATTGCGATGAAATTGTAATTTTAGATAATGCCTATGCCATGATTCATACTGCTTCTATGGGTTATTCTGGTAATGTTGGTAATATTAAAAGTCATACCGATTTTGCTGTTAATCAAATAGAAAAATTAATAACCTCTACTTATGAAGGTTTTCTTACCCCAGAAGAATTAGATAAAGTAAAATCTGGTTCTGAACTTTGGTTTAATGCTAAAGAACTTAGAAAACGTATCAAAAATAAATATAAACTATTAAAGAAGCAAAGCAAAAATGTATAATGTCTATAATTGCAATTTATTAATCTATAAAGAAAAAGATTTAAGTAAACTATATTCTTTATTAAAACCATTATCAAATTTTATGGTTATTAATTACAAATGGAATGGTGGCAAAATTATTAAGGAAAATGGAATAATTCGTTATGAATATTTTGATGAACAAACTATTCTTCCATTAGATGCCACATTAATTATTTGCGTATTAAATGCTTATAAAAAACGCAAATTAGAAAATATCAATAAGTAATTCTGTTTATTGATATTAGTAGTAAGTGAAATCTATATTATATAATTAAACAAAAACCGAGGAAAATCTTATGATTAAACATCTAGTATTAACTACAGCACTAATTTCCACACCTATCTATGCCAATATTTTTACTGGCGCAGATTATACTTATTATAGTGGTGTTGGGAAAAACTCTGCCTACAGTGCTAATGCTTATTCACTCAATTTTGGTGGAAAAGTGTATGATTCTAAACTTGATTCAGTAACTCTCGATCTTAGAACTGAATATCAAGATATTACTGATACCGATACATCAGTAAACCAATTAGAAGGTGGAGCATCTTATCTCTATAATCTTAATTCTGATTGGGGAATTGGTGGCAGAATTGGTCTAGGTAATAATTGGGTATCCAATATTACTAAAACTGATTTTCAATATTACTCAGTACAACCAGAAGTTAAATATTATCCATCAAAGGATTCTTCTGTAGGAGTCGCCTATAGATTCCGTGATAGTTTTGATACAGAGGATAATTATCAAACAAACGCCTTTAGATTAAATGGCGAATATGCTTTCGATAATCATAACTCTATTGTTGGTGGATACGACTACAGCATTGGAGATGTGGAGTATAATGCCTTCAAAGTAGGCTATCTAGCACGTTTCTAATATAAAAAATAGGGATATTTGGTACAAGGATGTATCTTTTCTTTTGTCTCATAAATACCACAAAAATATCTGTTGACTAGGGTTCATATTTATTTTATAATATCTTTACTGAATCAAGCAACGGGACATTATAATGAGTAAAATTTCAATTAGTAAAAATGAGTGGTACCCAGTTTATACATTGGATACTGAACCCGCTTCATATGAAAAACAAATAGAAGTTTCTGCCGAATTAATCGAGGAATATTCTTCCGTTTTAGAACACTTTAATGAATTACAACAAACAATCAAATCTTTATTTAACGAATTTTATACTTAACTTTTAATAATAATATCAATTAGTTGACTAAGGTTCGTATTTATTCTATAATATCTTTACTGAATCAAAAAACGGATACCTACATGAAAATTTACTTCAAGGTTAATACAACTATTGAATCTGAAGATATTACTGATGCATTGGAAAAAATAGGTAATTATTTTTTATCTTATAGTTCTAATCTGAAGTTAGATACAGATGAAACCCCAGAAAATATTTTTAACACTGGCTCTTTCATAATTAGTGCCGAAGATAAATCTCAAAATTTTGTTATTGACTATACGGTATGAATATGCAAAAATCTATCAAAATCACCCGTACACATATTACTATTAAAACCCCAATTTGGGAACTAACCTCTGGTATTAATTGGAGTGGCTTTATGATTTTTCGTAATACTGGAAATGGTTGGTACGCACATAACAACACTTTTTATTGGATCAGATTTAATTCTTTAGATGGATATGGAATTACACCCAAAACCTTGGCTAATATTATACGGTATATGGATCATTTTTATAAAACAGAATTAATCGGCAAAGTATGAATACCTTCTTTACATCAGATCCTCATTTTTTCCACAAAAATATCTGTTGACTAGGGTTCGTATTTATTCTATAATATCTTTACTGAATCAAATAATGGTCATCAAATAAATGATAAACCCTACTGTTTTATATCCTTCTGTTTTATATGTTGTGTTGGACGATAGAGATGTATCTGTTATTGGTGTATATTCGGATAAACATGCCGCCCGTAAAATGTGTGAACAATCTCCTCATTATTCTATAGATGAATCCTTTATTAACGAAATAGAACTATAAAATAGAATGAATATATTCTTTACATCGGATACACATTTTTTTCATAAAAACATCATTAAATATTCTTCTAATAGAAGTCATTTTTCTGATGTAGAAGAAATGAATGAATCTATTATCGAACAATGGAATGATACAATTAATAATGATGATGTTGTTTATCATCTAGGTGATTTTGCTTTTAGTAATGCCGAAAAGGCTACCAATATCGCTAAAAGATTAAATGGAAAAATTTATCTAATACCTGGGAACCATGACCATAAGTTAATTAAGTCAATTGATTTCTGTAATTGTTTTGAAGAAATATTACCAAAATATTATGAACTAAAGATCGGTAAACAATTTATCATTTTATGCCATTATCCTATTTTTAGATGGAATGGCATGGAATATGATTCACTACATTTTCATGGACATACTCATGGAACCTTACCAACTTATCACAAAAATGCTATAGACGTTGGAATAGATGCTAATCCTTATGGTAGTATGGCACCATGGGAATATTCGGAAATTATCTCCCATATTACCTCATAAAAATATTTTATTAGACATTTATTACCAATAATAGTATACTTGATTCACAAAATGGAAAAAAGAATGGAAAAGATCAAGCCAATTATCGAGTTGCTCTACTATGACTACCCCCAAGTTTTTATAGGGCGCAATATTGAGGATCAAAATTATTGCTGTATGGTAATTACCGAGAATGAGTTTGGTCCACAATATCTCTGTACTCCAATATCAGATCAACGAACTCAGAGGATTTCAGATGGGTATATTGATTTACGAGATGTTTATGAGTACCCAGAGGTGAATTATTTTTATTTGGCAAGTTATAACGAAGAAGACGAAGAATCAATATCTCTAATTCTACAAGACTATACATCATGTCCTGAAGAATTTTTACCAAATTCATAAAATTACACAAAGAGAAAAAAAAATGACCATTTCAGAAATGATTAGCGTATTAATTGCCCATAAAAGTGGTAAACCTATTGAAACTAGGGTGAAGGGTGGTAATGGTAATGGTGCTTGGGTTGGTGTATCAGAACCTCTATTTAATTTTGAAAAACAAGAATATAGAGTTAGACCAAATTATCTAAATTATAGAGTAGGAGTAAATAAAGTAAATAATATTTATGTTGTGTTTATAATAACAGAATTGAGCGAAGAACAAGTGGCAGAAAACAATCGTAGTTTTTTACGTTGGGAAACAGAATGGAGAACCATAAATGAGTAATGTTCCAAAATTTACAGTATTAAAAGATGAAGATGATTTTGTTATTGAGATTAATAGTGGAAAATATAAAGATGTCTACTATTCCTATAAGAATATCGATCTAGTAGAAAATGATCTATCCTATGATTTAGAAGTATTTAATGATAATGGTTTTATTAATGATAAGAGATTCCTCAATATTACTAAAAAAATTATGATGGAAATTCTAAACAAATTTATGGAAAATAGGGATACTATTAATGGTTAATATCACATTTGAAAAATTTAAGGTAATTGTTACTAGATTATACAAATTAAATCTAAGTACAGAACAATATCTAAAAGCATTAGGAGAGATTGACCCCGATTTAGAAGATCATTTTACAGAAAGTAAGCCAGTAAACAATTTATATCTAATGAATGATATTTTAATGATACAATGTTTTGGTGATTTATCAGATGTTGTTAATTGGTTATTTTATGATTTTCAAGATGGTGAAACAAATATTCTACATCATGAAAACGATGTCTATTATATCAACAACCTAGACGAATATTTTAATACAATTAAAGAGATTTATTATTAATATGTTAAACGTGCAGCAATTTCTGGTTGATAATTCTGTAGAAGAATTAGTAAAGCAATATAATATTAAAGTTAGGGATTATCCTGAAGATAATATTTTAATGTTGAATTATGATATGATTGATTCTCCTAAGACGCATCCTATTACTATGGAATGTCGTTCTCTAATTTTAGATAGAACTAATTACAATATTATCTCTAAGAAATTTGATCGTTTTTTTAATCTAGGTGAGAATCCAGAATCTTATCTTGATTTTGATTGGGATAATTGTTATATCACTGAAAAGGTAGATGGCAGTTTAACAGGGGTATATTATAATCCTAATACCGCTAGATTTGAAATTAGTTCTCGTTCTCAGGCAAAAGCTGAATTAGATCATGAAGTATTTGGTAATTGGCGAGAAGTTATAATCTCTACTTTTGGATTTAATTCTGAGGAAGAGTTTCAGGAATTTTTTAATGAAATAAGAAATTCAAAAGATATCACCTTTATTTTTGAATTTATTTCTCCACTTAATCGAATTGTTACTCCTTATTCAGAACCTAAGATGGTATTTCTGGGTGGAACTTTTACTGATAATGAACCATTATCTAAATATGATATGGGTTTTTTCATGGAGAATTATTTCAATAAAATTAATGTAAGATTACCAGAATTTTATGATATTCCCCATGATACCGATGCCTTAATTAAATTGGCTAATACGCTTCCTAATCTTCAGGAAGGATTTGTATTATGGGACGAACATACAAATAAAAGAATTAAGTTAAAATCTACTGCTTATTTAGTAGCACATAGAATGCGTGGGGAAGACAGCAAACCTACTAGAAAGAATATTCTTAATCTTATTTTTACCGGAGAAGTTGATGAGTTTCTAGTGTACTTCCCTGAATATAAGGAATTCTTTGATAAAGAAAATGATAATATCAATGATCTTAATCAAAATCTTAATTCATTATGGCAATCAGTAAAACATATTGAGGATCAAAAGGAATTTGCCCTAAAAATTAAGGATAATGATTTATCATCAATTTTATTCATGGCTAAGAAACAAGGTATTCATCCTATTCAGGTATTTCATAATTTACCAGCAGATAAAAAAATAAGGTATTTCAATGTATAAAATTTATAACCCCGTTACCAATAATTATGCGAAAGGGGGAATAGATGACTTATGGACCAAGCACGGAAAAATTTGGCCAACAATAAATAATTTGAAATTACATTTGAGTGTTGTTAAATCATATCCGTATACTAATAGATACCAAAAATATATTACTCATGGTTGTATGGTTATTAATGTCTTGACAGATGAAGAATTTCCTATTAAACTACTCATTGATAACCCAGAGAACTTTTAATTATGTATAGAATTTATAACCCTGTAACAAATAAATATTCCAAGGGTGGTAGCAGCATATGGTCATTATGGAGTAAAAATGGAAAAGTTTGGGCTACCATGGGAAACCTAAAATTACACTTGACTATGATAAAAGACAAATATTATAATAGACCCACATTAGATAATTATTTACAGGATAATTGTGTGGTTATTAATGTCTTGACAAATGAAGAATTTCCTGTTAAACTACTTATTGATAACCCAGAGAATTTTTAATTATGTACAGAATTTATAATCCAATAACTAAGTTATATGCCAATGGCGGTGTATATAATGATTGGTCTAAAAATGGAAAAGTTTTTACAACTATGGGAAGTCTAAAAAAACATTTAACTTCGATTAAAAAATATTCATATAGTAAAATTGAAAGATATATTAGTGATGAATGTAAGGTTATTAATGTCTTGACAAATGAAGAATTTCCTGTTAAACTACTCATTGATAACCCAGAGAACTTTTAATGATTACTAATAATCGTTATACCAACCCTAAGGTAAGATTATTGAGTGATTTACACATGGAAGGGGGTCGATTTAACTATGAATATCTGGGCGAAGATATAGTAATTCTTGCTGGCGATATTCATACTCGCGGAAGACACGGTGAACTATTAGACCAAATACCTAAAAATGTTCAAATTTTAATGGTAGCAGGTAATCATGAGTTCTATCATTCTGAATTCAAATATGTAACTCAATGTCTAAAATCATTAGAAGATGAGTATGAAAATCTTAAATTTCTAAACAATGAAACTTTTGTCTATAATGATATTTATTTTTATGGCGGAACTATGTTTAGCGATTTTCTACTCTATAAACTACCTATGCAAAAAACGTGTGAATTGGTAGCAGAAAAAGGTATAAATGATTTTAGGATTATTTATGGCTACTGGGATATTAAACAACATAAAGAACAACATAAAGTGTTTAGTAAAGGATTAAAGAAATTTCAGAAGTTAGCGGGTAATAATAAGCAGGTAGTCATTAGTCACTTTTGCCCTTCTCCTGGTAGTATTGATTCAAGATATGGTAATGATCCATTAAATGCATATTTTACCAGTGATATGGAAAAGTATATGGGGTTTAATGGTTATTGGTTTCATGGACACACGCATTCAAGTTTCTATTATTCCAGAGGAGATACTAAAGTTATTTGTAATCCTAAAGGTTATGGAACTGAGAATAAAGAATTTGATCCTAATATGATTATTGAATTGGTATTTTGATGTTAGAATATTATCCTATCATTGAATTACCCACTAAAAAAATAGCAGCACTTATTATCTATAATAATACTGATGCTAGTGATGATCAGTATACTTCTGCTAACGATAATAATTATGAATTAGAAATTATTTCAACACCCCAGGAAACAAATGCTCTATATGAATTATGGGTAAATGCCACCAACAATGAAAATGTAATAACTGGAACTTTTGGAAAAAAATAAATGCCTAATCTACTCATTATTCGTGGTATTCCTGGATCTGGTAAAAGTACTCTAGCAAAATCATTATTGGCTTCTTCTAATGATTCTTGTCAATTAACTACTCCTAATTATAAAGGAATAGTTTATACTCATCATTATGAAGCCGATATGTTTTTCATTAATGATCATGGAATCTATGAATTTAATAAAGGATATATTAAATATGCCCATGAATGGTGCTTCGCTAATACTCTAAAAGCATTAATCAATAATCATAATGTTATTGTCTCTAATACATTCATTAAATTATGGGAATTAGAAAAATATCTTGCTCTAGTAGAATTGGTACAGAATACCAAAATAGAAGTTATTGAATTAACTGATAAACACAATTCTATTCACAATGTTCCTGAAACTACTATTAAAAAAATGGAACAATCTTTTGAACCTTACATTAAAGAGGTAATTAATGACTAATTTTACATCATCTAATGAATTTTCGCTTTATATTGAGAAGTTAGCCAAATCTGATAATACTAATTATATTGATGCTATCATTAATTATTGTGATAATCATATGCTAGAACCAGAGGAAATTACTAAATTTATTAATATTTCCCTAAAAGAAAAGTTAGTAAATGATTATAAAAATCTAAACTATTTAACAAAGGAACCTATCTTGAAATTTTAATGAATGGATTTAGAGCATTTCAATATCACATTGCCTTAAAAATTCACTTTACCAAACCAAATTTTTCAGTTTTCCAGAATAAAGGATTTTTAAGGGGGAAATACGAAACTTATCTAAATAGGAATGATTATTTATTATATGAAAGATTAGCAGTTAAGTATAGTACTCCTAAAGAAATCATTCAATTTTTAGCCTCTAATATCATGTATAACAATTTTGGAATAGTTTATGATATAGAAGAAAGCGATAACAATTATCAGGAATATCTTAGAAGAAAACAGTCGATTACTAAAATATTTCTGGATGATATGCACAAGTTATTAAACAAGAATATTGTATTAAATAATAGTAGACAAACGGCTGTAAATGTGTTAAACTTATTCTTAGGTAATAAAATTACTATAGAATCTGTTAGAATATTAGATGATTTGATTGGTGATATGATTGACACATTAAAAAAAGATAATAATACTATGTTGTTGTTTAGTAATGATATACTAAGAATTGAAAAATCAAAGGGATTTGTTTTTTATAAGAAAGAAAAAGTGTTACCAATTTATTTAAGTTATTTACAAGAGGAATTTTAAGGCATCATGGGTAAAACAGTTAGAAAAGAATCATTGGAAGAGTTTGATGATTTTATTGAAAATAGTAATCACAGAGGAGCAAAAGCACGGGTAATAGCAAAAAAGAAAAACACATTAAAAAATCCACACAGAAATGTTCAATTTTCTGAAAATGATGTTTATTATGATATCAATGCCTATAAAGATTATTATACTAAACATTAAACCGAAGTACCGAAATATCAAACGAAGTATCACAATTAATTAAATATATAGAGGAATTATTATGGTAGATATCGCATCATTAAAAAAAACCCGTAACAGTGATTTAGAAAAACTAAAATCCAAAATCGAAGAAGAAAACGCGGCCAGAAATTACGACGACAAACGCTTCTGGAAACCCGAACAAGACAAGGCCGGAAACGCCACCGCTACTATCCGCTTCCTTTACCAATTACCTGATGAACTACCCTATGTAAAATATTTGGCCTATTCATTTAAGGGTCCAACCGGCAATTATTATATTGAGAATTCATTGGTAACTTTCAAGCAACCTGATCCAGTCTATGAACTTAATGGTCGCCTATATAAAACGGGTATTGAAACCGACAAGTTAATTGCTAAGAATCAACGACTTAACACCAAGTATATTTCTAATATTCTAATGGTTAATGATCCTAAGCATCCAGAAAATAACGGAAATGTATTTTTATTCCGCTATGGTCCCCAAATTCATAAGATGATTACTAATAAGATTAGTCCTGAATTTGAGGATGAAGAATCTGTTAATGTTTTTGATTATTGGGATGGTGCTAATTTCAAGTTACGCCTAAAGATTGGTGACAATAATATGGCAACTTATGTTAGTAGCACATGGGAAAATCCTGGTCCTATTGGTACTGATGAATATATTCAAAAGATTGCGGATCAACAATATCCATTATCAGAATTTCTTACACCAAAATATTTTAAGACCTATGATGAACTAAAGAAACGCCTTGATTATGTTTATAACAAGCCCACAACGGTAGGAACAGCGGGAGATTTAGCCAATAAGTCTGTTCCATTCAAGGCACCACCCTCTAAATCTGCTCCTGCTATTAATTCAGAGGAAGGTGAAGAAGAAAATTATGAGGAATATTTTAACTCATTATTATCTGAATAACATTATGTAGGTAATCTCCCAGAGGCATAGAACATTGGAGCATCGGTATATTGGTATATCATCGCAGACAATGCATCTATGTCTCCTGGGAAATGGGTATTAACATTTCCATGTAATCCTGCAATAGGCTGTCCATGAATAGTTTCGGCACCATTACCAGAACCCTGAACCATATTAATAACATTGCCTAATCCATTAGCCTGAGCCGCTGCTTTATCCTTTTCAACTTTACTAGATTGTTGTGCTAATAATTCACCATTTAATAGTGGTTGTTTATCAATATTTAATGTGGTAGGTTGTCCTAATAATAACGCTTTTGTTTCTGACATTTCCTGAGAAGTAAAGGTTTTTTTAGGATGTGCCAAAGTACTTCTGGATTCACCTCCAAATAAAGGTGAGAAAAATTCCTCCATTGCGGGTAAATCAAATAAATCTTTTAATTCTTGTGGTAATAATCCAGAGGCTTGTTCAGTAACATTCTTTAGAAAATCTCCTAATTTATCAAAACCTTCACTTAAACTTTTACCAACACTGTCAACTGTATCATTAAAACTGGGCATTTTACTTTTTAATGATTCCATTTTACCAATAACTTCTTCCAAGGCTTTTTCTGGATCTGTTCCTGGTGTGGCTTTTATCTTTTTTAATGTTTCTAATAACATTTTTTTCTCACCTGGTTTTGATAATCCTTGCCATTGTTTACCTAACTTATCAGCATAATCTTCTGGGTTGATATCACCTTTCATGAATTGACCAAATTTCCCATAGTTATCGGACATCATATATTTGTGTAGCATATCTTTTTGTAAATCTTTATCAAATATTCTATTTTTATCATAATTTTTTCCATGGAAATATTCAGATAGGAATCCATCATTACCATAATTTTCACCAAATAAAGTAGTACCCACCCATTGGCCAATACCTGCGGCTGAAGTACCTTTATCTGTATGTTTTAATGTTCCTTCGGTTGCTTTAGTTAATTTCTTTTGAAATACTTCTAATTCTCCTAACGACATAGAACTAACAGTTTTTCCACCCAATAAATTATTATATTTACCAGTAGTATCGCCATAAAATGCATCGGGATTTCCCTTTGATTCAGTTCTCAATAATTGTCCTATTAAATCGCCATACGGATTAATATCTAATTTAGTATTAGGAGAATAATTACCACCCATTGCTGAAGATAAAGAATTTTGAGAAATATGTTTAGCATATTCTTCTCCTTTTAATCCTTTTGCTCCACTACCATTATTACCATATACATGCCAATTTTCACCAAATGCATCACCTATTTGCAATTGATGTTGCGCTGCTAATGCTTTCCATTGTTTTAATTGTTCAGGGGTCATAGTGTTCATCCCACTAGCATTTTTGAACTTTTTAAGATATATATCCCCACCATCACCAAAACCGTGTCTGGATGAATATGGTTTTGCAACGGGAGCGCCATTAGGATCTCTATTATTATACAAATATTCTTGAGTAGTTGCTGTAGACCTTAATGCTGATTTTTCTTTCTCTGTTGGTGGTCTATAGGCTGATGATATTTCTATTTTATCTCCAAATGCTGCTTCAGCATCTTTAATAAAATTAGACAAATTTCTGGCATATTCTGCATCTAAATTTCCGACATCTACATTAGCATTTGCGCGTTTATTACTTAATGAATTTAATGTGGAACCAAAGTCTGAATTACCAGCCACAACATCATTACTTGGTAAAGCAGAAGGAATACTAGGGGCGCTTGGAGTATTATTATTCGATACTGGTATTGGTATAGATGGTATTGGTAAACGTGTATTAGGAGTATTTAATACTGAATCATGATCATTATTTCCTAATAATAATGCAGTACCAGCACCTCCAGCGGCAGCAATACCAACCTTAGTCATGCTTCTACCAACACCCTGAAAAACATTAGAATTTACTGTTTTTATTACTCCACTTACAGTTTTAGTAGTAGTAACACCAAGTTTAGGCACATTTTTTATTATACCCTGTAACACTTTTGCTGAAGACCCCGGAGTAAATACCGTAAATGCTACTAAACCAAATAGCCCCATTGCCTCCATTGTATGATCTTCTGCAAATTTGGTTAATACTTGTAAAGCAGTATTTGGCGCTTGAATGGCCAAATCTAATAAATTAACTGGGGGACTTTTTAACTCATCTATTATATACCGTTCTACTCTTGTTACTAATGCTTCCATAGCAGAATCCATTGCTACACCCACAATAGCACCAGCAGCAATACCAGCCGGTCCGCCTAACACACCAAAAGCACCACCCACTATAGCAGCATCTCTAGCACCTTCACCTAAATAGTTCCCTATACCAGCGGTTGTATCAGTAGCAACACCAGAATTTTTTAATGCTTCTTGTATAGTAGCAAGACTAGCGGATTTATTATCAGTTATAAATTTTTCTTTTGCCGCTTCAACATCTTTAATTTTTCCGATAATTACATTTTTATCTTCTAAGTTTTTTGCTCTTGCTTTAGATTGTTCTTTTGGTGATAATGTTTTATATGCGGATCTATTTGATGAATTTACATCAATATTACTTTTTTCTACTTTTAATTTTGCTAATTCCTCATCATATTCTCTAATTTTAGCACCATAAGGATCAGAGGCATCTTCTTGGTCTTGTATAAATTTTTGTTTTGCTTCATTTACTTCTTTTAATTTTTTCTGAAGTTCTTTACGTTTTTCCCCAATTTCTTCACTCTTTTTGTGTTGATCAGTTGGAGATAGAGCATTATATTCAGCAGTTGGATTATCTTTACCGCCTAATTTATTATCTTTAATAGATTTTTTTAAGTCCTCTATTTCTTGATCATAATTACGTATTCTGGTATCATAATCATTTGGTTCTTCTCCCAGTATATTAGGGATACTTGGTAAAGTAATATTAGATGTTAAGTCTACATTATCATTGGCGTAATCATATCCAAGTAATGCCGCAGCACCTCCTACAACCGTCTTTCCTCCACCAGCGGCTAATGGTAATGCGCGTCTTCCAAAATATGCTGCTGCTCCTGCTAAACCAACTCCCTGAGCGGTTTCTTGATTAACTGAACCATCTGGATTATGCAAACTATTAGCATTAAATAATTGGTCAACATCGGTTCTGGATCTTTCAAGAATAGATTCTCTACCCATTACTTGTGATGCTGCATATTCTCCACCTAAAAACCCACCAATAAATTTAGCACCTTTGGCTAATAGACCGCCGCCACCGATACGCATTGTTGCAAGTCCACCAGCCACACCAGCCGTACTAATAGATTCAGTATCAACACCATATTCCTGTAACTTTTTACCAACTTGACCACCGCCAATAGCACCAATAAATCCTAATACTGTTTTGACTAATAATCCTCCAGGAGCAAATGCACCTAATAATAATCCAATAGCACCATTAGTACTAAAGGTATCTTTTACTAATGTTCCCATCCTTTCAGAGAATTTTTCTGTTTCAGTAACATATCCACCAATATCATCCTTAAATTTAACAACTTTATCAGTAACACCTGTAAAAGAAGTTCCCAATAAATCCAAATTAGAAAGTAATGTAGCAACTCCTCCTGCAACTGCCCCCCATTTTAATACATCAGCAATGGTAATTCCATCTTCTTTTTTTTCTTCTTTAGAATCATTATTACCATGATTATTATGAGTACCTAATGCTGCTATTCTATTAAGATGCTGCATTAATTCTCTATGTCTTCTTGCTTCTCCTCGTTCCTCAGAATCATCCACACGAACATCTTCTTTCTTGGCCTCTATAATACCATCTTTAACAGCCTTTCTTAATGTTGCTTCTAATTGTTGTTGATTACTATTATTACCTATCAATAAGGAACCTAATTTTGATACTAAATCATCAAGACCACTAGAAGAAGCGGTACTTGTATTAGGATCTTTTACGTTATGAGATGGTCCAAAATTGAAAGATTGTTGTATCATATTAATGAAACTCTGTTAAAATGTTATTCTGCGTTATTTTCTTCTTTTTTCATATGTTCTTGTAATAATGTAATATAAATTTCTCTCTCAAATGGCATCATGTTCTCTATTTCGGTTAAACTATAATTATGCTGTTTCATTAATGAAAAATTCATAGTATAATAGTTTTCCAGAGATTCATGAGCCAGAATTACTAAAAAAAATTGGCTAGACCTGCTACTGTTTTAGATTGTTCTTTCTTACATACAGGACAAGTATAATTAATTACTTTACTTAATTTTGGTAATTCATCAAAATAATTCTCCATTTTCTTAAATTCTTCACCTTTCAAACTATCAAGAAAAGCAATAACTTCCTCATTAGTTTGTTCAGAAACATTATGAATTTCTTCTTCATCAAAAATAGATTCAATACAATTTGCTACTGTTTGAAACATATCATCAATATTACCACGATTCATTTGAGCATTGGTAATATCCGTTACAGTAGGATATTTCATTACTACACCAACCTTATCAAATAATATAATTTTATTATTAAAATCCTTAGGAATTTCTACTTTTAATTCAGTAAGATTAATACTAACATTAGAAACTGCTCTTTCATCATTACAAAAATCACAGCGAATTGATAAATCTACTGTTTCTCCTACTGATACTGCTCTTAATTGTGAGAAAATATATTCGAAATCAAACGATGCTAATTTATCTACATCAATTTTAGTAATGACACAAGATTGAATTACAGATTTTAATGTATCGAGCATAACGTCAACTTCATTAGTCATCTGTGCGATTAATAAAGCCTTTTCTTCCCTAACTAAAAAGGGACGATATTTAATCTCTTTTTTAGTAGATGGAACGGTTAATGTATATACAGGAGAAGTGCGGTTAGGTAACATAATATTTCCTCATTTTCAGTTTATAATGGATTGATTTGTTTCAACATTTTAGTTAATTCAGAAGTAGAACCAACAAATATAGCATTGTTATTATTAGTAATTTTAGTAATATCTGAATCTGGTTTTTTAGTAGTTAATCGTTGTTTTTTCTCAGAGATATCTAACAATTGATGGTTGATATCGGCTAATTGTTTAATGATATTTCCTACCACTTCAAACGCTCTGGAATTTTCTGATTGTTTTGCTACTTCCAGAGCATAATTTAGTGCATCTTGACCTTGAGTTAATAATGAATGAAGATTATTTCTAGTTTTATTATAATCATATTCTATAGGATCAATATCATCAGGTAATTGTATAATATGTTCACCAGTAGAAGTAATTAATTCTGTATCTGGTAAATTTAATAATTCATTAATCGCGGGTAGGTTCATTTTTTATTCTTAAAATATCTAAAGTTAAAGGTTACAGTTAGAGTAGCGATTCCGTTTGCTCTTGCTTCTAGGGTATCTCCTTCTATATTTCTGGGATATGCCTCAAATACCTGAACTTCGTTTCTAATATTATCATTAATATCTAATACTTTAATAGTGATATCACGAATATAATTATTATAATAATCAAGAATACCATTATCAGGATTTTGAATTTGTTTAGCCCATTCATCAAATATTTTTTTAACTTTAAGATCGGTATCTAAATAGAATCTCATTACTATTTGATTAACATTTTTCATCCAGGCATGATCTCTACTAATACCAAACATATTATTAGTATCAGTTACTAAAAATTGTGATGGAATAGTAACTGAATGACACATGAGACTAATTAGTTCAGAATCACCATAGGGAATAATTACCTCAAATCTATTCTGGCGTGATAAACTTTTATTTCTAACATGTGCTAAAAACTTCTCGAATGACATATATTATCGTCCTATTACTTTACTAGATTCTTTCCAAACAGTTCGCTTATTTTGACCAACAAACATTTCTACGGGTAATAATAAAGCAGTAGCCCAATCTTCTCCTGGTATCTTCTTAAATGGCGATCTAACATTAGCACTTAAATATCTATGTACACAAGGTTCTGCTAATCGATGTTGAGAAAGAGATTGAATATATTGCCATGTAATATTCAGACGAGTAGCATCAGTATAACCAGGAGCAATTTTTAATGATGTTAAAGAATCCATTAATTTTATTCTTAAATCATAAATTAAATAATGCATATTTAAGCCAATGAAACCATTTTTAGTCATTCTAAAAGGAAATATTAGTGGAAATCTATCCCAATAAGGTAATGTTGCTTTATATTTAGCATCATAGAAAAACATATACATATCACCAGGAATAATAGTAGAACGATTCATTAATGGTTTAGTTCTAATTAATGTCTCTGGTTGTAATCCATAATTTTTTAATTCATTTACTTTCTGAAAAAACCATCCTAATGATTTTTTTCTGGCTTCATCCATAGTAATAGCGTTACGTCTAAATATCTTATCGTAATCACTATGTCTATGTTGTAAATAGGTATCAATTATTCCCATTATTTTATTCCTAATTCTTTCTCAGTAAATATCTTAAATTCCCAACCTTTTTTTTCACAAAACATTCGTGCTGCTTGCCATTTTGCAGAATTAATTCCATACGTTAATACTTCATTAATATTCCTTTTTTTAGGTGGTATAGTTTGTTTGTACGGTTTTATTTCTATTAGATAAATTTTAACATTATTATCTTTATCTTTTACTTTAATCATGGCATCTACAAAATAACGATGAATAATTTTATCTTTAGGATTATCTTTAGGTGATGAGTAAGGAATAGCAATTTCTTCTGATGACCAATTAACGATAGAAGTATTCATATCACACCAATTATAAAATTTTAATTCCCAAGAACTTCGTACCCAGACATTATTAACATCACCAACATATTTATTGGCATTTTTTACTTTGTATAAATAAGGATCTTTATAAACTTTGCGCATATTACTATTTATTCAATAATAATAGTAAGTATTTTTACTATGGTTGAAAATAATGTTTGACAAGGGGTCTAAAAAGGAGTATTATTTATCTGTTGTCCGGTTCAAGGGATACTATATTAATTAATATTAAGTATTATCTAATATAAATTCATTATAAAGATGCTCTAAATACATTATATATAAATATCATGTAAGAAATCTACTAATAAGGTTCATAATGAAAAAATTCAAAGAATTCACCAATTTGTTAGAAACTCCTATAATGAATAGTTATTGGACTAAAGATAAAATTAGTATATTATCAGATACGGCAAAACAAAATATTAAAGATTCTACATATCCTGAAAATAAAATAGACAATAATTTCTATTATAAAATGGTTAATGGCGATCATGCTTATTTTAATAAAAATAATGATAAAGTAAACGCATTCTCAATTGTTACTAAAGACAACATTCATAAATTGACACATAAAGGCACAGATAACGCTCAACAAATACACAACTTTATGATACACCACGCTGAACAACATGGTTCAATAAAAACAGATACAAATAATACAAAGGGATCAAAACATTTATGGACCTCATTAATAAAATCAAAACCCATTAATAAAAATTTTCATTATTTGAACTTAAACACACAAGAAAAAGTTTCAGTAGATTCAAACAACATAGACGATGTTTCCGATAAAATTTGGGGACGACATTCAAAATTTAATAATATACAATTGGTAATGACACATCATGACCCAGCCTGAATTTGAACATATAATACTGCCTTTTATTGATTTCTACTGGAAACGCACTTTTTATCACACATGGCCTAAAGATGAAGAATTTCGTTTAGGGCAAATGGTATTTTTTTGCAGCCAACACTATATTCCAGATGCAGTAATTTTCTTAAACGATCAGGATGAAATTGTTGATGGTTTTTATGTTTCTAATCATAATAAATGGAAAGGAGAAGACATTAAAGCCAAACTTGAAGAATTGGGTGTTTGGGAAGAAGAAGATTAAATACTATCACTTATCCCCTTATCCAATCAAATAATATCTTTTTATTTATATATAAATAGTAATATGATTATATATAGATAGAGAGTTAATATGTCCTCATTTCAAGAAAACATTAATAGAAATATTTCAGATGTAGTAAATCCAATAGTAGATGCCATTGATGATATTACTGATTTTAATAATTTTGTTAATGATCTCACCAGTAATCCTCTTGATTTTCTAGGTATTGATGATGCCCTGAATAGTATTAATGATGCTCTTAATAGATTAAACGGATCATTATTTGGAGCAACAGGATTAAGATTTCCTGATAATTTAATGCAAGAATCTGGTGGAAATTATATGATATATGAATCAGAAGGTTCTAATATCGCTTTATTTTTACCCAGAAATGTTTCTTTTCAATATGGAATGAATTGGCAAGAATTAGATACATTCTCAGCATTAAGAATATTAATTGATGAAGGTCCAAGAGTAGCAGAAATTTTCAAACGATCTTCTGATGGTAAAAGTTTTCTATCTGCTGTTAAAGATACCGGAGCAACGGATGCAGCAATGGGTATCGGTGGTAATATTGGCCTGAATGCATTACATAGACTAGATCCTAATAGTGGTAATTATGCCGGAAAAGTAATGGGAATTGCTCCTAATCCATTAAGAGAACAAATATTTCGTGGTGTAAATTTTAGACAATTTAGTTTTACCTATGATTTTTTTCCTAAAAGTCCCTCAGAATCAAAAGCAATAAAAGAAATTGTCAAGACGTTTAAGAAAAAAATGCATCCTGAATACAAATTTGATAAGTATCTTTATAAGTATCCTGATGAATTTTGTATTACTCTTTATTCAGGAGGTAATACAAACTTTATGCCGAAAATTAAACCCTGTGTACTTACTGATTTAGTAGTTGATTATGCACCTCTAGGAGCATTTGTTTCAACACGCGACGGTAGTCCCGTTAAAACTTCCCTAAGATTAATGTTTAAGGAAATAGGATTACTAACTAAGAAAGAAATTGATGAGGGATATTAATTATGTATTTTGCTAAATTCCCTAAAATTAAATATGAATTTCTTATTAATGGTAAAAAAGTAATTAAAACTGTAAAAGATATTACTATTAATGTAAGAATTCAAAAAGAGATATTAGCCAATTATACTATTTATGATGAATATGATCTAAAGGATGGTGATACTCCTGAAATTATTTCTTATAAACTTTATGATACTACTCTTTATCATTGGGTAGTGATGTTATGTAATCTAAAATTTGATTGGAGAAGTGATTTTCCATTACCTGTTTATGAATTTGAGGAATATCTTAAAGATAAATATCAAACAGATGTTAGTAATCTTTATAATCAAATACATCATTATGAAGATTTAAGAGGTTATGTAGTAAATAGTGATTATGTTATTCCTGCTGGATTTGATGAATCTGGATATACTGCAATACCTATCACTGTCTATAATTATGAATCTCAATTAAATGATAACAAAAGAAGAATAAAAGTAATTTCTAAAAATAATTTAACGGTTATATTAAACAATTTTAGAGATTTAATTAAATGAGTGCTCCTAGATTTGCGGGTGATGTTGATGTCAATAAAGTAGCCATAGTAGGAGCATCTGGTTATTTTGATATTACTAAAATTACTATTGGTATTGATGTCTATGAGAATATCTTCTTTCCATTTGTTCGTGGAATAATTACTATTAATGATGCACAAGATACCCTGAATCTTATTAATTTTAAGGAAAGAGAATATCTGGAATTAGATTTTAATACACCGGATAAAAAAGGATATAAATCAACTTATTACATTTATAAAGTATCTGATAGAGTTAAGAGTACTGATAAGAGTGTCATTTACAGAATATATTTCACTCATATTAGTGCCATTAGTGAATTAGTTAGTAAAATATCACAAAATTTCAATGATAAACATCATATCATTGCCGAAAAAATTATAAAAGCTGCTGCTCCTAGAGGATTAGAATATTCTGATAAAATAGAAGTAGAAGAATCAGTAAAAAATATTCAATTTGTGGCGGGTAATTGGACACCTACTCAAACCATTTATTATCTAACTAAATATGCAGTTAATGCAAAAAATAATCCTGCTTATTTATTTTATCAGAATAATGAGGGTTATCACTTTAAGTCATTTGATAAGTTAATAGAACAAGAACCTAAAGAAAAATATAAGTATGATAATTACGATCATGCTCCTGAAAATAGTTGTGCATTAAAGAATTTTGATGAACATTATAAAAGAATATTGACTATTAATTTTCCGCAATTATTTAATTTTAGTTATGAATCAATGATGGGTGTTTTTTCAGCATTATCTATGCATTATGATAATGTAAAGAAACAATACGTTGCTACTAAAATTGATGATAATTGGAATAAAGTAGATCATTTGAATCCTGAGCAAAAGATAGTAGAAGTTCCTAAGAAAAATGAACATGCTAGTCATCAAACTCATGGTCAAATTGAATATGGTTTTAATGATCAAGAAGATAATACTAATATACCTACTAAACAAGAAAGAGAAGCCATATTTGCTAGATACGCAAGATCAAAAATTTCTATGTCAGTATTTGGTAATAGTGAATTATATGCAGGTAATGTAGTAGAATTAGAAGTAATTAAACATAAACCTTTAGATGAAAGTACCGGAACTAGCGAGGGAATGATTGATAAAACTTATTCTGGTAAATATATCATTAGTTCTATAGGTCATCATATAGATAAAGAAAATTATGAAACACACCTAGAATTAATAAGAGATTCTTTTCTGGACAATGAAGAAGAGAAAAAAGAAGAAAAGAAAGACGATACTAAAAAAGAAAAACCGACTGATGATAGAAATTTTAGCGATAGATTAGACGAAAACGAAAGAAAAGCACGCGATGATGCTATTAACAGAGCATTATCTTAATGATTTTAATAGGTAAATAATAATGAAAAGAATAAAAGTGGCTGTTGTAGAAGATAGAAATGATCCGTTAGAATTAGGGCGGGTTAGGGTTCGTGTTGTTGGTATTCATGATTCTGATACAAATTATTTACCAACGGAAGATTTACCCTGGGCATGTCCTGTTGGGGGGTGTACTTCTGCCGGTATATCGGGTGTCGGCGCTACTCAAACTGGATTGGTAGAAGGATCATCAGTATTAGTAACAGATAATGATTTAGACGAACAACAATATTTTATTTTAGGAAGTATTGCGGGAAGACCTGTTAAAGAAGCCGAAAAAGATTCCGCTGTTGGATTTCAAGACATTAAAACAGGAACTTTTCCGTATAAACCATACCTTGAAGAATCAGATTTAGATAGAAATTTAACTGGTATTAAAATTGAAGAAACCAGTGTAATAGATAAAAGGGTGTCTACTGCACTAGATATAGAAATGCCAAATTTCCAAAAATGGTCCCAGCCAGAAAATGCCTATAATACCAAATACCCCTATAGTCTAGCATTTAAGTCAGAAAGTGGCCACTTATTAGAATTAGATGATACCTATGAATCTGAACGATTAAATATTCTACATAAAACAGGAACTTATTCGGAAGTAAATCCTGATGGTTCACAAACTAATAGAATTCGTGGTGATAAAGTAGAAATTATTGAAAAAAGCGGTATGGTTTATATTAAAGGTGCTGGTTCTATTACTATTGATGGCAACGCTTATGTTAAAGTGAATAATGCTTTTACAGTAGAGGTAAGTGGTCCTACAATAGTAAATATCATGAATGATGCTACTCTAAATGTCTCTGGATCATTAAATTTATCAGTAGTAGATTCATTAAACATTCAAGCATCGGCTATAAATATGGAATCTTATTTTGGTGATATTTCTATTAAATCTGCTGGTGATATATATAATAAATCAGGTAAAAATATTCATGTTACAACGGCTAATCATATGAATATTGATACCGGAAATCTATTAAATCTTAATTGTGGATTAGCAATGGAACCAAAAATGAATGCATTACAAGTTCCTCCATCCAGAAGATACCCAAATTCCCCTGAAGTTGGTGCTAGTGGAATTGTTTAATAAAGGAAAATTATAATATGCTAATACCCAGAAGAATAGTTGCTAAATTATGTCCAGAAGAATTAGAATTTTTTGAGGGAGATATTGGTTCTACTCAAAAAATATGTGCTTGTGCTTCTGAATTAGATTATGTAGCAGAAATTACCGATATTAGATTTATTGCGAATGACGATGGTCCTGTTCCTGATTATATTAAAGATAATATTACTGTAGAATATCTGGGTAGAATCGCATTAATCACCAGTAATGTGGCTAATACCGTAGAAAACCCTATCTATAATTATGAAGTGGAAATATTTTATGAAACTCCCCTGATACAAACTCAAGAAGCCGTTAATAAAGTAATGGCCGAACATCAAGAAAAACTTAAAAATGATGAGGGAATTAAAAAGATTGAGGAAGTATTAGCAAAATTAGAGAAACAATTTCCAAGTGCTGCTAATAGACCTACTCCTGCCCCTACTGTAATAAAAAATATTAATAATCCATTAGTAGTAGGAGAAGAAATTTCTAGTATAAGAATACAAAAAATTAAACTTGATTTTACTAAGGCTCTTTCTATTATTAAAGATACAGTGCATAATTACTTTAGACCAGATTTTACTAATGCTAATAATAGTCAAGTAAAGGTATATGTTAATAGAGAATTTAATAAAATTAAGACGTTATATAATAATGATATTAAAGTAGAATTAGTAGATAGTGTTTTAGTAGATACCACAAGAATAATTGATGTAATTGATACTAATATAAATAATAGTATAAAAGATACTTCTAGTAATAATTTTAGCGAAGGAGAAAAATATATCATTAAAACTAATTTAATTGAATTAAATAATGTATTAACTAATGTTTACAGTGCCTATATTAAAGAATATGATAATGGTATATTAGAGAAAACTATGAATGATATTGATGCAATTAACAATAGTATAGTAGATAGGTGTAATTAATATGGAAATGTTACCGTTACCATGTAGTATTAGTGATATTCTAGGTGGATTATTAGGTGATATTCAGGGTATTATTGATGGTGTATTGGGGACTATTAATAATATGATTAACACTGTTTCTAATTTCATTGGTAATATTGGTAATATGATTAATAACATTTTATCAATGCCCTCAAGATTATTAGCAGGTATTCAGGCAGGATTAGATAATTTATTTAAGAAAGCCAAGGATATTATTATTCAGCAAATTAATTGTGTTAGTAATTTAGTATCCAGTTTTATTGGTGCTCCTGCTGCATTGGCTCAGGGTATTGAAATGAATGTAGACAGTTTATGGAGTTCTGTTACGGGTATTGGTGATAAAGTAGCAGATTTGGCCTATGGTGCTAATGCTATTGGTAAAACATTATTAGAACAAGCAGATAATATGCAAGTAGCCTTAAATAAAGTATTTGAGGGAACTATTGTTTCAGTAGCCTCAGCATTTGATAGTACAATTGGCGCTAATGTTAAATCTATCACTGGAATAGTTAATTCTGGTATTGGAACTATTGCTAAGATAGGAATTGCTAAAGCAGTAATAGGTGCTATTGTATAAAATGGATAAACCTCACGCATTAGTTCAGAAAATTATTTACGAAGAAGATAAAGTTTATACTATCATGGTAAAAATAGAATTAAAAAAGATGGTAGTTACTTATGATACCGGTATTACCTTTACTACCGAAGATACTGTAGAAGTTCCATTACGAATAAAAATTAAAAAGAATGATACTACAATGGATGCTTTAATAGAAGAATCAATTGCTTTTAATGAGGATAGAACATGGCAGCACGAATCTTAAATGATACACCACATACAAAAACAAACAATCGTTCCTCTGCTAAATTATTTGATTATGTTACATGTGGTGGTGTAATTATAGAAGGATCTGAGAATGTTATTATAGAAACTTTACCTGCTGCTCGTTTTGGTCATAGAGTATCTTGTAAAAGCAGAATTATAGAGGGGTCTAATAATACCTTTATAAATAATAAAGCAGCAGCAAGATATGGAGATAAAGTAGGATAGCATATGTCATTAATTACCGGTACTACCAGAACATTTTCTGATTTAGATTTAAGTTTTACTCCTAATCCAGTAACCGGTGATATATTCAAAAAATATAATGAAAATGCGATTAAGTCATCTATTAAAAATTTAGTAATGATTAATCACTATGAAAAACATTTTCATCCAGAAATAGGTTCAGAAGCAAGAAGTTTACTATTTGAACTTCCTGATCCTCAAGTAGATATTATGCTAAGTAGAACAATTAGTATGGTCATTACTACTCATGAACCCAGAGTAGATTTAGTGAAAGTAATTGTTAAAAACATTCCTAATGATAATGCTATGGGTGTGGTAATCATATTCAAAGTAAAAAACACTTCTATTCCGATTGTATTGGATTTCATTTTAGCAAGAGAACGATAAGTCTATGAATAATAAAAACATAATTACTTCAGAACTTGATTTTGATTTAATTAAAGAAAATCTTAAAACTTATCTAAAAGGTCAGAGTGAATTTTCTGATTACAATTTTGAGGGATCAGGATTATCTATTTTATTAGATATTTTATCCTATAACACTCATTATAATGCTCTCTATACCAATTTAGCCATTAATGAATCGTTTTTAGATTCTGCCTCGAAAAGAACCAGTGTAGTATCATTAGCAAAATTATTAGGCTATACACCTAATTCTGCTACTTGCGCTACTGCTAAAATTGCTTTATCAGTTAATGCCAATAATGTTGTTAATCCTCCTAGTATTTTAGCATTACCAAAATATTCTACTTTTACTACTAGCATTGATAATACCACGTATACATTTTATACCACTGAAGAACATAATAGTTACTTATCTAATACTAATCTCTATACATTTACTGATGTAACTCTTAAAGAAGGTGTATTATTACCTTATCGTTATGTTTATCAAGAAGGTGTTAAATACATTATTCCTAATCCTAATGTAGATTTATCAACATTATCGGTAAGAGTAAGAGAAAGTGAGGAAACAGAAGTTTATACTGAATATAGTTTAGTAGATAATATCATATACCTTAATAGTAATAGTAAAGTTTATTTTATTAAAGAAATTGATAATAATCTTTATGAAATTCAATTTGGTAATGGTGTAATAGGTTCTGAATTATCTACTGGTAACATTATTGAATTAGAATATATTGCTACTCATAAAACAGTTCCTAACGGTGCCAAAAGTTTTAGTTATAATGGTTCTAGTTTATTAGGTGTTACCCCGATAATTTACACCCAAGTTACTGCCTCTGGTGGTAATGAACCCGAAGATATTGATAAAATTCGTTTTAATGCTCCTAGACTTTATAGTGCTCAAAATAGATGTGTTACTAAACATGATTATGAATCTGTCATTTTAACACATTTTCCTCAGGCAAAATCTATTAATGTTTGGGGAGGAGAAGAACATTTTCCCCCGTCCTATGGTGATGTTTTTATTAGCATTTTACCTACTACAGGAAGTTATTTATCAGAGGAACAAAAAGATTATTTATTAGGTGAGATATTAGCACCCAGAAAATCATTAACGGTTCATAATAAATTAGTAGAGCCTAATTTCATAGATGTAAAAATTAATACTTCTTATTATTATGATTCAGAATTAACTAATCTTACACAAAAAGATATTACAGGATTAGTAAGAGATAGTATTAGAAATTATTCTTATAATGAATTAGAATACTTTGGTAGAAGATTAAAATATTCTAAATTATCTAATACTATTGATAATACTGATGCATCCATTACTAATAATATTACCACATTACAATTATACATTTATTTAACACCGATTTATAATGTTGAATATGATTATATTGTTGATATTGGTAATCCTGTTTATAAAAATTTAGTAGATGCAGAATCGGTATTAAGTTCTGGATTTTATATTCCTAATTTATCTAATGTAGTATATATTGATGACGTTCCTAATGCTACTGGTATTGGAACATTAAGATTATTCTATTATAAAGAAACAACCAAAGTAATTATCAAAAATATTGGTACTATTGATTATAATAATGGAGTTATATATTTAACCAATTTAGTCATTAGTAAATTATATTGTGATAATCTAAAATTTAGAATTATTCCCAGTTCAAATGATGTAGTTTCATTAAGAAATCAAATAATTAGAATTCCTGATAGTTTAATATCTATTGAGGCGATTAAATTATCTAATTTCAACAAATATAAATTCACTAATAGTAGAATCTAATGAATTTATCTCCTATAGTAAGTAAACATATTCCAGAATTTGTAAATGATGATTATCCATTATTTGTTCAATTCCTAAAAACTTATTATAAATGGTTAGATAATACTCAAATAACATCTATTGAATCAGTAGTAGATATTGATAATACTCTTGATTCTTTTATTAAATATTTTAGAAATGAATTAGATGTTTATGGAATTAAATATCAACATATCGATGAAAGAATTTATCTTAAACATGTAAAGCAATTCTTTTTAGCCAAGGGTTCTGAAGCGGCTTATTGGTTTTTATTTAGAATACTATTTAACACTGAATCAGCAATTTTAAGACCCTGGGATTATGTATTCATTCCCTCTGCTGGTAAATGGCATCAAGATATTACCGTATTAGTTAATATCACTAAAGGAAACGGTAACAATTTTGTTCAGGATAAAGTAATTGTTATCGGCAATGATGGTAAAGAATATACCGGTATTGTAAAAAATGTTATTCAAATAAGACCTACTATTTTTGAATTATATTTAGATCGTAAACTTACTGGTGATATTAGTCCCTATAATTTAGTAAAATCTCCTGATAATAGTATTAGAGGTAGATTAGAACCAGTTATTAGTAAATTGGTCATAGAATCCCCTGGTAAGGATTTTAATATTGGTGAAGTGTATAACATTGATACTTATAATGGTTTTGGAACTAAAATCATTATTCAGGAAGTATTTGAGGATGGTGGAATAAAAAAAGCCGATCTAATTAGTTTTGGGTTGGGTTATGATACTATATTTAATTATACATTATTTCCATTAATTAATGATGAAAGAATTTTACCAGAATATAATTTACAAATTACTAATACTTCTGGTGGTATACCTTCTTATCTTAATTATAAAACAGATGATAATATTAATGAATTAAATGAAAGTGGAGCAATAGCAAAGCATAATTATGGTATTACTCCTACAGAATATTTTGTTGATTTAACATATGTAGGTAAAAAACTAGGTGACTTAACTAATAGTACTAAATCTACAGATGATATATCTACTGCGGCATTAATTAAATTTTATATAGATTATAGTTGTAAATACCCAGGATATTATTTAGATAAATATAATGTATTAGGGCAACATGTATATATACAAGATTCTTATTATTATCAAATTTATTCATATGTTACTGCACTAGATAAGCCATTAAAATCTTATCGAACATTAGTAGAAAATGCGATTCACCCTATTGGCAATAAATTATTTGGTTCATATAATCCTACCAATAAATCTAATTTATCATTGTCAGTAGTTGATAATATAGAAATTATTAAACCTGATGATTTAATTATAGATTATGCTTTAATTACTGATAGTATTGCCCTTAATAGATTATATAATCTTAATAATGAATTAACAAATATATCAGATTATTATTTAACAATATTTAAGAGTGGAGCATCGGCACCTCTTGCAACATTACCAATTAATATTGTTAACATTAGTGATACTGTTAATAAGATTGATATAAACAAAGTATTTAATGATAGCATTACCATTAGTGAAAATTTCTATTATGATAGATTATATAGCGATAATGCAACTATTACCGATAGTATTGTGTTTAATCGTTCTTATAAATTAAACGATGATAGTTTCACTGCTGTAGATAATGGATTTAGTAAAACACTTACACTAATTATTACTGATACTAATGTCGTTAATGTTTCTGATTATATACCTGAACCGTTTAGAGGTATATTAAGATACGAAAGTGATCAGGTAATATGCAGTGAATCTATTGAATTTACTATTAATAATGAGATTGCTAATAATATCATTATTAATACTTCGGGCGCTATTTATTATGGCGAATTATATGTGGATCAAACCCAACAATATTGGGATGCTTTGTATACAGAAAACGAATTAATTTTTTAACAAATTAGGAGAAAATGATGATTGATATTTCAAATTTGAAAATTACTGGAAAAGTAAATATTAAATTATATGATGAATTTAATAACGTAAAGGATGAGAGATACGTAGATAATACGATTGTAACAACTGGTTTATTATATATTGCAGAAAGAATTGGTGGAAAAGATAATACTGGCGCCGCAATGGAAGCCGTTATGTCCCACATGGGGCTAGGAACCGGTTCCGCAGCGGTACTTCCCGCTCAAACGGCGCTTATTACTTCGTTGGGTAATGCAGTAGCCCTATCTAGCACAACTGTTGCTGCTGCTCCTGCTTCTGCAATTACATATGTCGCCACTTTTGGGCCTGGTGTTTTTACGAATTCTGCTATTGTTGAAGCCGGAATTTTTAATGCCGCTACTTCCGGTGTTATGCTATGTAGAACAGTATTTTCAGCAATTAATAAACAAGCAGCAGATACCTTATCAATCTCCTGGACTGTTTCAGTTGCTTAATTATAATTATGCCTTCTATATTTAAGAACACATTAAAAACGTCTTTATTAACAAGTCTTTATAATGAAATAAAATATAATAATAACAATTACTATTATTATATCGCCAAACCTGATACTTGGGATGATGAAGAAGTAATACCAACACCGAGTAATACAATTTCTAATGAAGTTGCTACTCGAAATAATATTGTGTTTCTTAAAAAAATTACTATTAATGATTTAGCGTTTATCATTAATCGTTATGATTGGGAATATGGAACTTTTTTTGATAGGTATGATGATAAAGATAATACGATAGAAACTAAACATTTTTATTGTTTAACTTCAATGAATAATGTTTATAAATGTATAGATAACAATAACAATGGCCCTTCTACTGTTCAACCCTATGCAACTTCACAGAATATAATAAGTACCAGTGATGGGTATAAATGGAAATTTATGTATAATATTCCTATTGCTATGCGAGATAAGTTTCTGACAAGTGATTTTATGCCAGTTACTAATGCCGTTAGTAATGAACATTACACCAGAGGTTCTATTTACTCTGCTACCGTTGCTAATTATGGATATGGTTATGGTTATAATACTACTTTAACAGTATCAGGCAATGGTTATCAAAAAAATAATAAATTATTAATTACTGGGAATATATTAAACAATAAAGGTTCTGGGTATCTTTATACACCAGATATTATTGTTAACAATCCTTATGATGCTGTTCCATTTACATTAAATACTGAATATTTATTAGGACAATATGTAGAATATAATGGTAGAATTTATGATGTCGTAAAGGCGGGTATTTCTTCTGCTAATATTTATCCAACTCATACTTGTTTATGTGATGATCCTGTTTCCAATGGAACTCTTTCATTATCTTTTGTAGGGAAACCTCTTAACGGTTCTGTTATATTAAGTAATGATTACACTATTAATAGTATTAGTTTTGAATTATTTGTGGGTGAAATAATCATGTCTAATTCTGGATATGGTTATACTGATGCTACCGTTGTCATTAGTGATCCTCCTGCTGGTACCGGTCATGTTGCTGCTACAGGTATATGTAATGTTATTAATGGTAGAGTATCTTCTATCTCTATTACTAATACCGGAATAGGTTATAATAATTCTGAGTATTATGTTGTAACTATTTCAGAACCATTCTCTGGTTATATTGATTTTTCTGGTAATTCATCTATATCTGTTGATGATATTATTAAACATGGTTATAATTATTATAAAGCATTGGCTGATGGGACTTTATCAAGTGTTGGTCCTACTCATGATATCGGAATAGTATTAAATGGAGACGTTAATTTAGAATATGTTGGTCAACAGGCTACTGCTAATATTAAATTATTTTATGGATATGGATATTCAGTAGATCCTATTATTACTATAGAACCACCTCAATTATATAGTATTTCTAATAATAATTATTACACATTTGTTGAACGAAATACTGCTTTTGATCCAATTGCCGTAGATAAACATTCATTAATAAGATATAGTGATAATTATTATATTGTCGATGATGATAATGTAACATTAAGTAATACAGAAGAACCCCTACATACCACTGGGTCAATAAATAATTTAGCATTTATTGCTACTATAAAAGAATTTAATGAAGCAGGAGTTGATTTAGTAATAGGAGAATTTTTATTAGTTAAGCCAGAAGGTGAAACAAATAGAATGTATGAGGTAATGGCTAATATTACTAATCTAACATCTATTCCTACTCATATTGATGGTACTACAAATAACCTTAAATATATTCCGCTAATATTGCCTAGTATAACTATTAATACTGAAAAAAGTGCTGCTAGATTCACTCCTATCATTGAAAACACTCAAATTACTGGGGTTGTATGTAATGATCCTGGTGTTGGTTATACTTATGCTACAATTACTGCCAATGAATCTTATTATGGTGTCGGTGCTAATGTAGATATTAGACCAGATATTATTTATGGTAATTCTAGCACTAAACAAGATTATATAGAATTAAGTGCTATTCCTGGAACTATTGAATGTATGAGAGTAGAAGTACCCGGAGTTTATTGGACACCCCCTACTTTAACAGTGATGGGTGATGGATTTGAATGCACTGCTACTCCAATATTAACAGGTAGAGCTATTACCGGTGTTACTATTACTAATCCAGGACACGATTATTCTTATGCTAATATTATTATCACCAGAGATTTAGGAGATGATAATACCGAGGATGCTATAATTACTCCATTAATATCTCCTCAATCTGGGCACTGTAAAAACGCTATTACTGAATTATACACTACTGCCTTAGGAATAGGAACTACTTTATCAGATGAAAGAATAAATGGATTTACTCTTAATAATGAATATAGACAATTTGGTATTATTAAAAATCCATTACAATATTCTTCTAATTTACGCTTTAATAAATCAATAGGTTCCGGTTGTTTTACTATTTTATGTCAATTAAATAGCGGTACTCTTGATCTTTCTTTGCCTATAACTGATATAAATAATAATGAATATAGTATTTTAGGTTCTACGATTACTACTATGCCAACCACTCATATTAATTTATTATTACATCCTAAAGCAAATAGTAAATTAGTACTTGGACAAACATTATATCAAGGACCAAAACAATTAATTATCATTTCTATTGATTATCCAGACATCAACAAACAAACTGGAGAATTATTATTAATTGACAATAGAGAAGCATTTCTTCCCAATAATGAACAAACTGTAGTATTAAAAACCGTCATCAACTTTTAAGAGATTTTTATAAATGGCAATCAATTTCAATTCCTATCCTTATTTTGATGATTATGATCCAGAAAAGAATTTCTATAAAATTTTATTCAAACCTGGATATGCGGTTCAAAGTAGAGAACTTAATCAATTACAATCTATTTCCCAGCATCAAATTTCTACATTTGCTAATCATATATTTAAGAAAAACTCCATGGTTATTCCTGGTGGTGTTGTATTAAATACTAAAGCAGATATTTTATTTGTTACTAATATTAATGTTACTAATTTAATTGGTAAAACCATTACTAATGCTCCATTAATAGATGGATTTTATCCTAATACTGCGGGATATTTTGACAATTATATTACTGCGGTAGTATTAGGTAGTTCCCCCGCTACCGATGATTATCCTACTTGTTTATACATAAAATACTTTAATTCATATAATGTTACTGGTGAAGAAAATAGAATGCATTTTCTTAATACAGATACAGTATATACTATTGAAGATAATCCTACTCAAATAGTGATTGATATTAAAGGTGCTAATGTTGGTAAAGTTGTATCTATTGATAAAGGGGTGTTTTATACTAAAGAATTATTTGTAGATGTTTATACACAAAATCTCATTGTTGAACCAGAAAACAATACCATCACTAATTGCATTATTGGGTTAAATATTATTGAATCAATTGTAGATTCCTATCAAGATGAATCATTATTAGATAATGCTCAGGGACATCCTAATCAATATGCTCCTGGTGCTGATCGTTATAAAATAGAACTAATTCTTACCAGAACAGATAAAAACACTATAATTGATGAAGAAAAATTCATTCAATTAATGACTATTGAAAACGATGTCATTACTTATTTGAATAATAATACTCAATATGCCGAATTATTAAAAACATTAGCCAAAAGAACTTATGATGCTAATGGTAATTTTATTGTTAATGGGCTAAAAACTTCAGTAAATAAGTCTTATACTGATGATTATATTTGGGTTGGTGTGGGTAGAGGTGATTGTTATTTGGGTGGCTATGAATATAATCAATTACATGATGTAAACATTCCTATTGCAAAACCTAGAGATATATACCATACCGAAGAAAAGCCCTTAGTATCTACTTTCCTAGACAACATGCCATTTTTTTATGTGGCAGGTGGTAATAATTTTAATGATTTAGGGGTTGAACAACCGTTTTTAACACATTTACCAGAAAAAAACGAATTAGTTCAATTTATTAATAATAGACCAGGGCCAGGTATTACCAGTAATGTTGTTGGTTACGGTGTGTATAAAGAATTACAATATTATGCAGGAGATATTGCAGATAATATAGGTGAAAAAAGTACAGCAATTTATAAAATGTATTTCGACAATATTACCATAGAATCTGGTTATTCAATAAATGATATAGGTGGTTATAAGAAAATTGGTGCCGAAGATATTGGTGCTCCTATTCTGTGTGAGTTAAATATTAGTGGTGCAGTAACAACCTTCGAATATTTTGATAACAGTGGTGATGGGGATATGTTTAGCAATACAAATATGAACATATTTGCTGCTGATGATATAAATAATCCTCCTCTTAGTTGGGTACCTTACTATGTAACTTATAATAAAATATATGTTATAAAAACACTTAAAACTAATAAAATTCTATCTAGTGAAGTAATTAGAAATATTAATTATTCTGCCACGTTAGTATCTGCCTTTATTACTAATTATTCTAATGAATATTATCCATTAATAAAATTAGATAATTCTACTATTAAAACAACAAAAAGATTGGATAATAATGAAGTCATTAACGATTTATCTTATTCAGTAATAAAAGCCTATGATGCAACTATAACTACTAATGGTGTAGATACTGGTATAAATGGGTTTAGGGTTGATAGTGAACCAAGTTCTTATTTTGAAGATTATTCTATAAATGATTATAGCGCATTTAAGAAAACTGTTGCTGGTTATATTAATATTCCACTTGGTACAGGTATAATAAAATTTAATAGCACCTTTACTACGTTATCTTTTCATGCACCTAATGATATTGCGATTAATACTGATATTGTTCTTTATACAACATTAATTAAAAATGAAGTTGCTCACTCTAATAATTCACCAGAAACCGCTACAGTAGTAATTCCTACTCCGTCTAAATCATGGATTGCATTAGGGCATCAAAACATTCAAGAAATACTTTCAATCAAAGATTCTGGTGATATTAATGTTGCTCCTAATATTAACAATAGTATAGATATTACTAATAGATACATTTTTGAATCAGGGGCTAACGCTACCAGTATCAATACCGGATTTATTAAATTAAAAAGAAATAATGCTCCACCTATCGGCCAAATATCAGTAAACTATACTTACTACAAACAAACTGATGGATCATATTCATGTGTTGATAGTTATGGTGATTTTCGAAGTGATGATTTATCTTATATTGGAAGAATAAGAGATGTAAAAGGCAATAATAAAGAAACTGTTAATATTAGAAATTGTATTGATTTTAGAACTACTTATTCTAATTATTTCTTTAAGAATTATGGTAGAATAATTGCTGCTAACAACCTTGTATACTTAAAAGATATCAATTTATCCTTATTTGCTGCTAGGTTTAGTGATATTAATAATAGATTACGTATAATTGGTCCGGGTATTCCTAACGGTGCTGATATATCTTCTATATCTATTAATTCTATTACTGGTGATAGTGTTATAAATTTAACTATTGATGCGATACCAGCCTCAGGAACATATTATATTGGATTAACATCAAATAATAGTTTGGTAGATACTACTGCTGTTACTTATGGTCTAGGTAAAGAATATACTTATCCAAAAGATTTAGCCAGAATTACCTATTCTTATACTAAATTCCTGCCTAAACATATCCATCTTTATGTCAATCGTGAAAAAGATTCTCTAAAAATAGATCATAAAGAAGTTTCTGGGTATCAGGAAATATTACAATTCAGAAGAAATGAATATAAATTACCATTAGCCTATATCTATATGTATCCCTATACTATTGATATTAATGAAGTATCTATAGAGAAATTTGCCAATCCAGTATATAAAATGTTAGATATTCATGATATTAAAGAACGGGTAGATCGTAATGAATATTATACCTCATTAGCATTAAATAGAGATATGCATCAAGAAATTGTAGATGCTACTGTTGAAGGTGCTACTGAAGCCGCCCGTGGTATGTGGAACGAAGATTTTGAGGATGCTTTTAGTCAAGATTATAATTCTGATGATTATAAATGCACCATCTATGATAAATCTTATTTAAGTCCAGGAGTTATTACCAGAACTATTAATTTATCCCCAAAAAGTACTGAAGTGTCTGGCAATTATAAACAAACTGGTTCTACAGTCACATTACCCTACACTGAAGTAAAAGCCTTTGGTAATACTCCTGCTTCTACTTTTAATAATTTGAACCCTTATAATACAATGAATTGGGAAGGTAAATTATCATTAAATCCAATGGTAGATAATTGGGTTGATACCGTTACATTACCTGTAGTAATTAAACCAATAACTATTAAACCAGATGAATTACCTACTCCACCTATAGATTTACCTGAAATAATTCCAATGCCCCCAGTATATGTATTACCTCCAGTAATATTACCCCCTCCTCCTGAACCTATTGAGGAGATAGTTATTGAAATTTCTAATCTTAGGAAACAATGGGGTAAAGACTCAAAGAATGGATATCACGCCATCACTTTTGATTGGAAAACTAATTTAGGCAGAACGGGTAGAGTAAATACTGACTCACATCTAAGTTTAGAAATAAGACGCAATGGTTGGGATGGTGTTTATGCTAAATCATTAAAAAATAAAAAATATAAAGATATAGAGGTCAAGTCTTATTTACATGCAGGAAGACACTTTGACCAAAAAGACCCCTCAAAATGGCGTGTTTAACAAATACCGGTATAGGAATTAATAAAATATGGCTACAATAACTACAGGAACTAATATCGGTAGTATTAATCTATCTACAGTTACTAATACCGCAGAAATCGGTGAAACTTGGACGATCAATGAATCCGCTATTATGTATATGCGGCCAAAATGCGTAACTTTTACAGCACAAGGTCTAAAACCCAATACAAAATATTACCCCTTTTTTAATGGAGTAGATGTTTCTAAATTATGTTCTACACAAGATGGAGCATTTGTTTCTGATATTGTTACTGATAATATTGGATCAGTTATTGGTAATTTCTATTTACCTGCTGCTACATTTATTTGTGGTTCCCATACTTTTTCTTTAGTAGATTCAGTTAAGACAATCGTTAATGATAATAATGTCAGTATTTATTTACCCGATCCTCAATATGGCTCAACTTCTGCTGTTTATGAAGCCTCTGGTATATTAAAACAACAACAAAAACAAATAACTACATTAACTATTTTAGATACTCCTCCTGCTACTGGTAGTAGTGGTGGCGGTGGTGGCGGAACTTTACCAATTACTCCCCCTGTAATGCCTCCTCCAGTTGTTACACCGCCTATTATTATATATCCTCCAGTGCAAATACCGGAACCTATTTTACCGCCATTTAGACCTAATCCATTAATTCATACGCCCCCTAGTCCTTCTGGTTTAGGTTGTGCTGAATGGTATTATGATTATACCATAACTTCTAATTCAGTAAAACCCAATTATACGGTTCCTTCTGCTAGTGCTACTCCTCCTGATATTAGCACTATTAGTACTGCGGGTAGTGGTATTATAGAAAAAAATGCTAAGGCTACAATAACCTATGTAAAAACTGATAAAATATCTGATAATAAATGGAACCATGTTTATTCACTAAATGTTCCTGTTACTAATAAATTTAGAAGAACCTTTTATTGGGCTCATACTACAATTCCTCCTACTATAGCAGAAATAGATATTAACAAAAAACCCTCTGGTATATTATCAACTGATACATATAAACCATTAATTCCAAAGGGTTCTTCCACTCCATGGATATTTAATAAATTGTTGGCTGGTTGTACAGTGGGAGCGGGTGGAGAAGCAAAACGTGTTGATCCATTGGCACAATCATTTTTTATTGATCCCTCTGTTTATCCAATGGGTGTGTTTATCACCAGTGTAGTGGTTTATTTCAAACATGTTGATCAATCAGTGCCAGTAATTTTAGAATTAAGAGATATGAATAATGGATTACCTGGTTCTAATGTATTACCTGGCGGAAAAGTAGTATTACCTGGAAACAGTGTTTCTCAAAGTGATAATGCTTCTATTGGAACTGTATTCGGATTAGATCAGCCGGTCTATTTATCGCCCGCTACTGATTTTTGTTTTGTATTAAAATCTACTTCATTAAGTTATGATGTTTGGTGTTCAAGATTTGGTGATATTGATATTGTTAGTGGTAAAGTAATTGATGAACAACCATTTAATGGAGTATTATTCAAATCTTCTAATGATTCTACTTGGACTCCTAATCAATATGAAGATATAAAATTTGATATTAATATTGCAGAATTTAATACTGATGATCCCTCTATAGTATCATTAGTTCCCCAATATTTTATGCTAGGAGATAGAAAACTATACTATAATACTAAACAAGTATTACCATTATCATTTATTCATACTACTGTTGGTTCATCATTAGTAAAAATATATTTACCAATGCATGGTCTTATTAATTCTGATAAAGTATTTATTGGTGATTTCCCTGGTGTTAGTACTCCTTCTGTAACTGCTTATAATGGTATTCCTTATAGTAATTTCAAAAATGGGGAATTTACTGCTACTATTATAGATGAAGATTATATTACTATTGATGTAGGAGCAAATGCAACATTAACCGGTAATATCTTTATTGGTGATACTAATCAATTAATTGACGCTACTCCTATTGATAATAATTTTACCAGAAGTTATGAAGAGGCTATTCCATTTAATAATGAAGATAATAAATCATTAAATATTGCTCCTGTTGGCGCTGTTTTATCAATACCAACATCTCCAATATCAATTACTGCTGCTTCTTTTGAAATTTATACTAATATTATTGTTAATGAATTAATGATTGATTATCTTGGAACTGAATTACCTTCAACTAATATTACCGAAAGTATTACTTTAACACAAGCAAGTGCAAATGGTGGTAATCAATATGAATCACAAACAACTGCTGAAATAGATAATAATAATAAATTTTATGTATTTGAATCTTCACAATTAATTGTATCCGGTGATAATGAGCAATTTATGGATACAGCAGATAAACCTAACAATTCATTAGTTACTCTTGAATTAAAATCTAATGATAAAACTATATCACCTACTATTGAATTGAATGGTATGTCATTAATAGTAAAAACTAATAAAATTGATAATCAAAATGGTGAAATAGATGATATATTTACTACATATCCTAATGAGTTAGCGACTTACTTAAATGATTCTGATCTTAATACAGAAATTAATTCTGGAACAGGAATTGCTAATGCTAAGTATAAAAGTAAGGTAGTTCAAATAAAATCAGAGTCAGAGGCAAAAAGATTAAGTATTTTTATTACTGGTAATTGTCCTAGTCCTGCTGCTATTGATGTCTATGTCAGATTATCTACCGATGAAAGTACCCATAGAGATAATGAATGGCGCTGGGTTCCATTAGCCAACCCTAAATTAGACACAATGGATTATACTAAAAGATTCATAAATAGTATAAATAATAGTGTGATAAACGAATGGTATTATGAATATATTTCTACTACAGTATTTTCAGTATTCGATATAAAATTAGTAATGAGAACAACTAACAATAGTATTATTCCTAAAATATATGGAATTCGTACTATCAATAATAAAGTATAGGATAATATATGTCATTAACATTACGCAGAACTAAATTATCACCTCTTACTAATGATGAATTAGATGATAATTTTAATGCTTTATCCGCTGATATTGACACTTTGTCTAGCAATATTGCAGTACTTTTATCCGGTATTACTTCTGATATCATTGATTTGAGTGCTAATCTTGCTACTAAACAAAACGCACATAATAAATTAACTACTTTATCTAATGCTACTACTAATGGATTATTAATTAATTCCAATAATACATTAGTAATAAAATCATTAATTAATACCGATGGTAATATTACAATCACTAATCCTACTGGTACTGAAACTGGTAATATTAGTATTGATTTTAGTAAAGAGATTGTTGATTTATCTTCTTCTCAAATTATTACTGGTAAAATTATATCAGGATTAACTAACACCCTTAGTAATATTCCTGCAACATCAATAACAGGAATTTTACCCGTTGCTAATGGTGGTACAGGTGCTAATACTGCTAGTAATGCCAGAACTAATTTAGGGTTGGCTATCGGAGTTAATGTTCAGGGTTATAATGCTAATACCGTAATATCATCTAATACTAATCTGTTTAATAATGTTCAAACTTTTCATGATAATTGTTTTATTCTACAAAATAGTAGTGATAGCGCAAAAAAGGCGGTTTTTAATTTAGCCAGTGTTTCACAATTAAGAACATTAACTATTCCAGATAAAAATGGTATTATTGCTACTCTGGGGGATTTAGATGCTGTTGGTGGTTTAGTAGATGCTGATATTGGAGTAAAGGTATTAGCGTATAGTACTAATGTAGTTTATAAAAATGTTAGTAATACTTTCATGGATGATGGTGGCAATAATATTATCCAAACATTTAGAAGCAATAACTTCAGATTAGCAGATAGTACTAATACCAATTCATTTACTAAATTTGATTTAAGTCAAATTCCAGTAAATAGTCAAATAACATTAACAATACCACAAACTTCTGGAGTAATTGCTTCTGAGGCATTTACTCGTCAATATGTATATGATATATTTAGGAATAATTCTGTTTATTCAGAAAATGGATATCAAAAATTACCTGGCGGATTAATTATGCAATGGGGTACTACCTTTTATACTCCTACAATACAACCAGAAAGTTCAGACCCTACTAATCCATTAAACGATAGTCATTATCATGCTAAAACAGTAGGTTCTGCTACATTTCCTATACCTTTCCCTAATGGTTGTTCTTTTGTAGTAGCAGGTGGTAAAGATAACCTTAATTCGGATGGAAGTGATATGCTTGTAGGTGTTCATGGTAAAGATACAAATGGATTTGTTTTTTATGTTCATAGAGTAGGTGGTTCAACTACTATGGATGAAACGAATCCTAATTTTGAAATTACTTATTTTGCCATAGGACATTAATATGGCATTGAACATTATATACAGAAGTTCTAAAGGAAGTTCATTAACACCACTAGAATTAGATAATAATTTTAGAGAATTAGATACTAAAAAAGTAGGCTTATCTCCTACATCAACTTATGCAATATTGCCCAGTGGTAATGATACAAAACCAACATTATCACCGGGTTTATTACGATTAAATACAGTAGTTAATAATTTAGAGGGCTATACTGGACAAACTACTACTCCTGAATGGAGAACATTTGGTCAAGTAGGTTATACAGGTTCTCGGGCATATACATACGGTGGTTCGGTCGGTTCTACTGGAATACAGGGTAGTGCTGGTCCTACCGGATTACTTGGGGCAGTTGGATATACTGGTTCGGTAGGGCCAACAGGTTATACAGGTTCAAGAGGTTACACGGGCTCAGAGGGGTACATTGGTTCACGGGGATATAGAGGATCTTTAGGTTTAACGGGCAATGTTGGTGTCACTGGTCCTGTTGGTCCAGATGGCGGAATACCTACTAATAGTTCACAATATTCACAACTTACTCTAAATAGAACATTATCAACTGCAACCTATTATACAATACCTGTTGGAAATACTGTTACAGGAGGTAGTCCAGGATTAACTTCTACAAATACCGGACTAGATATCAATAGTTTAGGAATAGTAACAAGTAGTACAAGTGCTACTAATTTAACAGTTCATAGAAGAAGAAATACCTCTGGCGTATCTTATAAATTCATGCAATTTAAGTACAATAATACCACATTATCTAATGTATCTTATAGTACTACAGGTGGTGGATTTTATGTAGTAAGTGGTTATTTAGATTTTGCTAATACTTCTGATTATCGTATAAAAACTAATATAAGACCTATTAAGAATGTTCTCAATACATTAGATAAAATAGATATATACGACTTTAATTATATTGGTAGGGAAAATAAACAAATTGGTTATATTGCCCATGAATTACAGGAGTATTTTCCATCGTGTGTAAGTGGAAAAAAAGATGAAGTTGATAACGATAATAAACCAATTTATCAAGCGATTGATTATATTCCGATGGTTCCTATTTTAATTGCGGCGATTAATGAATTATCTGAAAAAATAAGAGCAATAAAATTATGCCTGCAATAACATATAGAACGGCTAAAATATTAACTAATACTGATTTAGATACTAATTTTAGTAATTTAGATAATTTTAAGTTATCTAAAGATAGTGATATTGGTGCTGCATCCATTCCAGTAGGTAGTACGGCAGAAAGAAATACTACTACTGTAGGAGCAATACGATATAATAATGAAACTAAAAGTTTTGAGGGTGTATATAATACTAATATATGGAAATCAGTAGGGGAAAAAGGATACGTAGGAGATCCCGGAGCAAACGGTGTAGGAGCAACTGGTTATTCAGGAAGTAAAGGAGTAATTGGGTATGGTGGTTCAAGAGGTGAAAGAGGAATAACCGGTAGAGACCCATTAGGGAAAACTGGATATACTGGTTCGGTTGGTGATGCTGGATATAGTGGCTCTAGGGGAACCGTTGGCACAACCGGACTAAAAGGCGCAACCGGTCCTACTGGTCCTGCTGGTCCTGCTGGTAGTTCCCCTACTAATGCTATTAGATATACAGTAAACGCTCTTACCAAAACTGCTGCGTTACCGTTAACATTTAACACCACTAATACTGCACCAGGCGCCGTAAATAATCCAGAAGCAGGAGTTGCATTTAATACTGGTGGTTCTATTTATGTTAGTAAAATTGATGATGGTGATGGCGGTATTTATTTGAATAGAAACGACCAAGGAACTTTATTAGACATAAGGTATCTTGCGGCTAGTGCTTGTAAAATTAATGTGGGATTTAATACACAAAATTATACTCAATGGGTACCACAAGCCCCATTTACTCTAAGTTTATATAATAATATTTCTGATTATCGGCTGAAAGAAAATGTTATAATTACTAATGATAATTTACCAACCCTTAAACAATTAAAATTATATGATTTCACCATTAAAGAGTCTAAGGCTAAATCGTTTAGTTTTATGGCACACGAATTACAAGAAATAATGCCTCATCTTGTTACTAATAAAAAAGATGAAGTTGATAACGATAATAATCCTATGTATCAATCAATTAATTATATTGGATTAGTTCCATTCTTATTTGCTTGTGTTAAAGAATTAAACAAAAAATTAGATAAATTAACTATAAAATTACAAGAAAAAAATGCCAATAAAATATAGAACGTCTCAAAGTGGTCCATTATCTCATGATGATATGGATGCTAATTTTAGATATATAAATTCTACTAAAGCAGAAACCACCGGAAATAGTGGTGCGGTATTAATACCCAATGATTATTCAACAACTGCTGGCGTGGTGGGTGCTATTAGATTTAACCCGCAATTAAATTTATACCAACATTATAATCAAAATGTTTGGAATAATATTGTAGAACGTGGATACAAAGGTTCTATCGGCGTTGGTGCCACAAGTATTGGGGCAACTGGTTATCATGGTTCTATCGGATTAACGGGTTATAATGGAAGTGCTGGCCCAACTGGATATGAAGGTTCTGCTGGTTATAGAGGTTCTGGGGGGGATGTGGGCCGTAATGGTTTAGATAATCTTGTGGTTGGTCCTACTGGTCCCGCTGGTCTTGCTGGCATCACTGGTCCTACTGGTCCCGCTGGTTCTGCTGGCCCTGCTGGAGATGATTACTTGGTATTACCTACTACTTATCTTGAGGCTAATTCTAATAATAATGCTAATTTATATTATTGTGATTCTAATGCTTCTTTTCCAGCCCTTAGTACAACTAACTATGGAGTATCAGTAAGTACTGCCAATAGTTTATATATTAGTTATAGTTCCGCATCATATTTTCGTAAAAATGAATGCCCCCTATTATTAAATAGTAATGCCGGTAGTCGTGCTATTTCTTTTACTGGAACTGTTCTAGGCGGGTCTACTCCAACAGAATTAGCCTATGTATATTCTTCTTCTAATAATGTTAGTATACAATCCGGTTCTGGAACTAATGATCTTACTTATAGTTCTCTGGAAGATAGTAATACTCATTTTATATCATCTGATTATAGATTAAAAGAAAATATTACAGAATCTACCTCTGGAATATTAGAAAAAATTAATAAAGTTAAAATCTATAATTATAATAAAATATGGGATGATGATGATAAAATATGTTTCGGCGCTATCGCTCATGAATTTCAGGAAATATTCCCAGAATTTGTTATTGGTAATAAAGATGATATGAATGAAAAAGGCGAACCATTGTATCAATCAATAGGTTATACTAGATGTGTTCCCTATATTGCTGCTGCATTAAAAGAATTAACGACGGAAGTAGAGGCATTAGAATCTTTAATAAATAGTTAAATATACTTATCATGAGGTGAATCATATGAAACTATTAATTATTGATACCGGTCCCCTAACTTATAATGGATTTACGTTATTTTCAAGAGGATTAGGTGGTTCTGAAGCGGCTATTATATTATTAGCCAGTGAATTAGCAAAAATTGATTTTGATGTTACTGTGCTTAATTCTTGCAAAACAGATAGTATTTCTCCTGGTAAGTATCATGATGTTACTTATATCGATCATTCTGATATAAATTTATTAACAAATTATGATATTGTTATTTCCTCAAGGTCAGTATTACCGTTTCTTCCTGATAAAAATAATCCATATAATTCTATCATCAAAAATTCCTATAAAGTTGTTTGGCTTCATGATACCTTCTGTACCGGTGATGAATTCCTAGAAGAACTTCTTAATAAAAATTATATTGATGAAATATTCACACTCTCAGATTTTCATACTAATTATGTTCTAAATGCCGATCATGGTAATAGAAGAATGTATGAAATTCTTAAAAATAAAACATTCCAGACTAGAAATGGTGCAGTAAAATATAAATCAGCAGATATTTCAAAAAAAGATAAAAACGCTTTTGTCTATAATTCCGCAGTTAGTAAAGGTCTAGTGCCATTATTAGATGATATCTGGCCAATTATTAAACAAAAAATACCTAATGCCTATCTTCATGTTATCGGCGGCTATTATGCATTGAGTTCCGGTGAATTAGATGATCAGGGTATTCTAATGCAAAAATTAATGAATGATGATAAGTATAAAAAATTAAATGTTATTTTTACTGGTATCGTTACTCAGAAAATAGTGGCTAATATACTATCTAATGCTAGTTATATGATTTATCCAGCACAATTTCCAGAAACATTCGGTATTTCTGTATTAGAATCAATGCTCTATAATACTCCAGTCATTACCTGTAGATTTGGAGCATTAGAAAGTACGGCAATAGAAAAATCGTGTTATTTATTAGATTATCCTATTGAGCCTAATGGTTTATTTACTAATGTTAATAAACAAGATCAAGTTAATAGATTTGTTCAATTAGTAATGCGTGCCTATGATGATGAATATCTTTATCAGCAAAAACAACAACATTGTTCTATTATAGAAACTGATGAAATTTATTCCTGGGAAAGTATTGCTCTACAATGGAAACAACATCTTTATTATAAATTAGGACATTATTTACCACTAGAAGAATATAGAAAAGTTATTAAAATTAATGATAGTGTTAATAGAATATTTGGTATTAAATTTAATAATACTGAACAACTAGAAACTTATCGTAATTATTGTTATAAAGAAAAACCAATTAAAATTATTACTCCTGTTTATAATGCGGAGAAGTATATTAAACGATGTATTGATTCAGTAATAACACAAAATTATAATAATTATGTTATGTATATTATTGATGATAATTCCTCTGATGGTACTAATGATATTATTAGTTCTTATGAAGATGATAGAATAGTTTTAATTACTAATAAAGAAAATAAAGGCGCTCTCTATAATCAATATCACGCTATTAATGAATTTTGTTTTAATAACGATATTATTATGTTATTAGATGGAGATGATTGTCTAGTTAATAATAATACTATCTTTACTTATTATAATAATATTCATGAGGATTATGATTTTACTTATGGCTCTTGTTTTAGTGAGATAGATGAGATTCCATTAATAGCACAAGAATACCCAGAGGAAGTTGAAAATTATAGAGATCATCAATTTACTTGGGGAATTCCTTATACTCATCTTAGAACTTTCAAGAAACAATTAATTAACAATATTGATATTGATAATCTAATGAATGATAATGGATGGATAAAAGCCGGTGGTGATAATCCATTCTTTTATGAATTAATCAGTAAAGCAGATAAAAATAGAATAAAAGCGGTAAAAGAAATAATGGTTTTATATAATGATAAAAATCCTATTAATGATTATAAGGTGAATTCTACTGAACAAACAATTAATGCAACTAAAAGCATAGGAAAAGAAATAGATATTAAATCAGAAAAATTCTCAATAATTATTCCTACTATGTGGAAGTATGAACCATTCTGTAGATTTTTAGAACAATTAGTAACAGTTGATCTTATTGATGAAATTATTATAATTAATAATGACAGCAAAAATACACCCATTAATGATGTGTTAAATAATGAGAAAATAAAATTGTGTAATTTTTCTAAAAATATATTTGTAAATCCTGCTTGGAATTATGGAGTATCTATATCCAATAATAATAAACTTGGAATTATTAATGATGATATAGAATATAATACTAATATATTTGAAAAGGTTTATGAATATGTAACACCAGATAATGGAGCAATTGGTATTATATTTGATGATTATACCAACAATAATATTACAATTGAACCCTATATTTCTGGTAATTTATATGGATTTGGTTCGTTATTCTTTCTACATAAGGATAATTGGGTTGATATTCCTAATGAATTAAAAGTGGAATATGGCGATACTATGATATTGGATAGAGATATTAAAAACAATAAACAATTATATTTAATTAAAGATATACATTTTTTTACTCCATGTGCTACAACAAGAGCATTTATAGATAGTGGAGAAATATATTATCCAGAATTAAAATCAGAAAAAATTATATATGACAATTTAATGAATGGTAATAAAAATGAACCAAAACCAAACAATAATAAATTAGAAATATTTTTTCATGTTTATGTTCCAGATCATGTTAATATAAATTCTTTATGGTGGATAGATGAAGAATTATTAGCAATAGAAAATTCAAACCTTAAAGAAAATGCAAATATTAATCTTTGTATTACTATTAATAAAACTTTCACAATACCAGTTCCTAAAAAAATAGTATTAAAAAGTATTATAGATCATATTAGTAGCAAATACAATTATGTCACTGTTCTTGATATTAGAGATACTTCAGAGGAAAATATCTATGAACAACAAACATTAAATTATGTCTATGAATTTTCTATCAATAATCCAAATAAAAAAGTATTATATATTCATACTAAAGGAATATCAGTATTTTCAGAATCACAGAAGGAATGGTTATCAATATTAAACAAATCACTTATTCATGATTGGAAAAATTGTATAAAACAACTTGAAACTAATGATGTAGTCGGATTAAATGATCTTTCACTGGCAAACAAACCTATAATTGTTAGTGGCAATTTTTTCTGGGCTAATACTAATTATATTGCTACACTTCCTAATCCTAAAGATACACATGAATATAGTAAAAACAATAATAGATATGATTATGAATTATGGATAACTTCTAAAAAACCAAAAATATCTTTTGTGTATAATACCGAAACAAATCATTATTTAGAAATATTTCAAGATAAAAAAATTCTAATTGCTATTCCTACTGATAAATATATTTCGCCTGAAACTTTTAAGTCTATTTACGATCTTAATATTCCTCATGGCTACAAAACACATTTTCAATATTTTTATGGATACAGAATAGATCAAGTTAGAAATTTAATAGCAAATTGGGCTAAAGACTATGATTATCTTTTTTCAGTAGATAGTGATATAGTATTGCCTAATGATACTCTTGAAAAGTTATTAAGAGCAGATAAAGATATTGTTTCTGGATTATATGTTCAGAGAAATGATGATAATGTATTAGAAATATTTACTAATACTAAAGACCGTAGAATTAAATATGAGGAGATTAAAGATAAAGAATTATATGAAGTAGAGGGAGTAGGATTTGGTTGTGTATTAATAAAATCAGATGTTATTAGAAATATTTCTTATCCTCATTTTCTATATAAACATGCATTAGATCATAATAATACGTATTCAGAGGATGTTTATTTCTGTGATAAAGCCAGAGAATTAAATTATAAAATATTCGTAGATACTACTATTCTATGTGATCATATTGGCACTAAAGAATATAAAGTAAGATGATTACTCCTTATTTAACCATATCTAATTTTATATTAGCAATATTTCTGGTAATATTCTTTTTAACATTAAGATCATTATATAAACGTGATAAGGATAAAAATGATATATGGGAATGGAAACAATTAGTATCAGAATTAGATGGTAAAGCAAGTCAAACTAAAGTAATGCAGTTAATAGGATCAATTACTGGTACCTTTATAGTAATTTATCAAACAGTAAAAGATTCTTTAATATCAGAAGTGTTTATTGCTTATTTAGCAGCATTAGGATTATCTGCTGGATTTTCAAGATGGTTAAATCATAATGATAGGAATAATTGTAATGATGACTATTCAGATAGATATCATGATAATCATAATAGTAGTAGAAATGATTTTAGACCAGATAAAGAAGAAGATATTATTGTTACTGATGATGAAATAACAGAATTTAAGAATAAAAATAAATCTATTACTGATTAGTAGTTATTCTTTATTAGTAATTCCTAGTATTAATTAGTAGTTATTCCTTATAATTACTTCTTAATATCTTCTAAGATATCTTTAACTAATGTAGATAGAATGTATTTAGAACTGTTATAGAATGAATTTATATTGAATAATATTAAATATTTATTAATATAGTACCTCTTGAACCGGACAACAGATAAATAATACTCCTTTTTAGAAGCCTTGTCAAGCATTATTTTCATATTTAGTTGATCCAGATCAATGTTTTTGAATGATAATAATCAATATTATTATTCCAATAAATAGTAGATAAAATCTATTGTTTTTTCGGAATAATAATATGGTAGAAGCAGAGGCAGTTACACACGCAGCAATATTTTTATCTAATGGTAGTATTAGTGCCGTTATAGCGATGCTGTTATTAGTAATATTAGCCTTATTATGGGAACGCATGAGAATTCTTAAAAAAATAGATATTTTAACTGATAAATTCCTTCAGGCTAAAAAGGATGAAATGACATCTATTAAAGATTTAATTACTTTATATTATAATGGTAATATAAGTTTAGTTCAAACATTAACTGAAATTAAATCCGTATTATCTAATATACAACCTTATCGACGTTAATATTATGAAAAAAACTTTAGAAAAATTGTTATCCCCAGATGTGTTGCCCATAGATTCGTTATTTGATGTTAATGATGAAATAAAAAAATTATCACATTCATTTCAATTATTACACGAAACCAGTAATCAAGTATCAGAAGAAGCCAATAATACCGCCAAATATCTTCAGGAAAAATTGCAAGAAACCACTTATAGATTCTTTTCAGTAATTGATGCTATTAGTGATTTAGTGATTATTAAAGATTCCGATGGAAGATGGGTAACATTAAATAAATTTGGTCAAGAATTATATGGCTTTTCTTCTGATGATTATTATAATAAAACAAATAAAGAATTAATAGAACTATTTCCTATTCATGCTGAGGGTTTTGCTAACTGTATTATTACTGATGAAAAAGCCTGGAAATCAAAAAAATATTATCGTGGTGTAGAATCATTTGAAATAAACGATAAATTATATCATTTTGATATTGTTAAAACGCCTATTTATAATGAAGATAATACTCCAAAAGAATTAATTATTATTGGTCGTGATATTACCGAATTAAAAAATACCGAATTAAAAAATAAAGCCTTTACAGGAGCATTAAATTCTGCCTCTGATAATATTTTTATCATGAATAATAGCGGAACTATTATATTATCTAATGATTCTTTTCTGAAGACATTTAAGTTTAAGGAACATAGTGATATAGAAGGTAAAAATATAGCCATTATAAAATCAGGTAAAATGCCAGAAGATTTTTATCCCTATATGTGGAATCGAATAAGAAAAAACAAAATTTGGTCTAATAAAATAATTGCTAAAGATATGTTGGGAAATTGTATAGAAACCTTATTTACTATTGTTCCCGTAATGAATGGATTGCCAGAACCTATCTATTATATTTGCTCTCTGAAATTAATATAAATACTAATATAAACTAACGAGATTACTATGGCTCAAATAAAAAATTTATATATAGATC